TTAAGCAACGATCTTAAGCACGGCCCCAGCCGAGAACACAGCCAGGCCGGCGCGCATTTCTGCCAGTAGCGTGACCATGTTTGTGGTGAAGTTGGTGCCATCCTCACGACTCGCCATCACGGTCACGTTTTCACGATCCAGCAACGCTACTTGGCCGGCATCCAGTACCAGGGTGGTGCCTGATGCAAGGCTTGGGGTGGTGACTACCGGCACGCCCCACAGGCTTGGGCCGGACGGATCACGGGGGCTACCCAAGACATACTGGCCATCACCTGAGTCAGCGCGCTCACTGGCAATAGCAAACCAGTCTGCAGGATTCATCACGATCAGCGACGGAACCCAGCCCGCTGCCTCGAGTGCGGTCTTGGCTTCCCCGATTGCGTCAGCAGCTTTAGCGCCAGCGGTCGGAGTGAAGGCGGTAGCCTGCGGAACCAAGCCATGAATGCGGCCAGAGCCTCCAGGGCCATTAAGCAGCTCGTTCTCCAGCTTGGCGCGCACGCCATAAGACAGCAGATTGTCGAGTTGCTGACTCAGCGCCGGCGCATCGCTAAGCACCTGCAGCGAGGCGCGCGTCCAGTGGGCTATGGTCGCGATGTTCGCAGTGACCAAAACACTCGGCACACTGGCCTCGGCTTTTTCGTCACCTTCGGCAACTTGCACGGCGGCGGCGTTGGTGTAGCCATTAAGGCGGACATACTCAAAAGAGCCTGCCGTAACCTTTAGGCTTGCCATGCTTTCCAGCAGGGTCAGCGGCCGTTGCGGGTTATTGAACAGGCCAGGTTCGCGCATAGGTTGCACGCTGTAGGTCGAACTGGTCACGGCTGCTTTCTGATTGGCGGCAGCGCTTTTCAGCTCAACTCGGCCAGTGCTCGGAGCGCCCTGAATCATCGCTGCGAGTTGGGCGGACTTTAGGAACTGGCTTGCGGCTGTGGCATTCTCGCCAGCGCCTGGGGTCAGTCCTTGACCTTTTTGAGCCAGGTCTACTAGCTGGTTTTTCAGCTCGGAAATTTGAGCTGTAAATTTTTCATCGACCTTTTTAAGGCCATCGCGTACCACTTCAATAACTTCAGGCATTGCTGATTCCTCTGAAAATCAAATTCGCCGTTGGGCGTCTGTGCTCTTGATCTTCGCGCCACAGAATCACTCTGCTTATTGAAGAGCTACCCAGGTAGCGAGCGGCTTACCTTGGGTTTTGACTGCCGCGGGCATCGCGCACGGGCAATCGAGTGCTATTTACTGTTTCGCGGCTGCGGTTTCTGCAGCGGCAAGCATGGCCACCCGGAGGCTGTCGATTGCACCGGTAAACTCACCCATTAGCTGAGCATTCAAGCGGCGCATTGAGTCGGCCTTGATGGTCAGCGCTAGGTCGCTCACATCATCACGCAGAGCCTTAAGCGTTGATGTCTGCTCGTCAAACTTCGCCGAAAAAATCAGTGCGATCATCGCGTACAGATTGCCGGCTGTTGCCTCCTGGCGAACCCCCGCTAAAGCCTCGTTAATTTCGGGTTTTGTTGGGGCTGCTTGGCGGCCCCGTGTTGGTCGTGCGCTGGTTTCCATGTCGGCCCCTGATGCTGGTTTAAAACCTAATTAGGCTGAATTAAGCGCCTGATACAAAAATAGGTCAACTATGTTGACCTGTTTTCTGGGTTCGATAGACCGCTTTTGAAAACCATTATTTTGGAGACGTGAGAAAAAGGCTCCCCCCGTCGTTCGGAGGCAGGCAAAGCGCGGACTTTTTACCCTCCCCCTCCCTGGCTGCGAGCGGAGCGGTTTGGACGGGTTTTCGGTTCCGGTTCTGCGTTGGGCTGCGGCCAGTGTTTGCGAAGCCTCCGGGGCCACCAGGAACCGGAAGCGGGCAGCGCATGAAACACTCGTACATAGTCCGGCGGCGGGGCTCGAATTACCCGCAGGGGCCGCGGTGTCCGGGAGTACCTTTTGTGTGGGTGGTGGGCATAGCCAAACCCAGTGGGTTAACGCTGGGTTACTGATGGGTTAGCGCTGGGTTTGGTGTGAGCTGGCTGGGCATGATGACCATGCTCTGTGCCTTCACCATGCCGCTGGGTTGGTGCTGGCTTTGGTGTGGCTCTCAGCTATGTGATGGCCTGAGCAATCAGGGGATCACTCTCGCGGCTTAGCTGGTGCCGTGTTGGGCTGGTCTGGTTGTACAGGGCTGGTGTCATCAACGGGGCGGCACCACTCAGGATGCAACAGACGATAACGCTTCACGTCTTGGCGCGTGCGCTCCAGCAGCTCAGCCAGGGCGGTGGGGTCTAGTCGTGGTGGTGTGGTCTTGGTCATGCGTATGGCCTCCTTGCCTGCTCACTCAGCATAGCAATAGTGAGGCTGAGCGCCACTGGCGCAGGGCTTTGGTGCCCGGTGTTGCTGGTGTAACTATGCAGTCAGGCTAACGTTGGCTAACGCTGGGTTAACGTTAAGCGCTCTGCTTGTGCCCGCTTAACTCCCTTGAAAGTGAGGGAATATCCCGCCTTTTGCCCCTCTTTCATCCTCTCAATTGGAATATGCAGGAATCAGCGGCGGCGCACGGCTGGCGGGGCTTTGGGGTTTTTTATGAATATGCAGGAAACAGCACCATTTAAGCTGAGGGGCGCTGGGCACTACACAAAAAAGGTAGTGCCCAGGTGGATCAGACCACGCGCAGTTCAGGCGGTATTGGCGGGCCGAACGGCGCACCAGGAGCGAACGGGTCCGGCAGCAGGTGGTCAGGGCAGGTGCGGATAAAGTCCATCATGGCCGCCTGGCACGCCTGATACAGCGGCCCGCCCGCGCCCCATTGGTTGCCGTACCCTGCGGCGCTGTCTTCCATGCGAGCGATATACGCCAGCCCTTGCAGGCTCTCCCCGCCGTCCTGCCTGGCTTGCTCCCGGTGCGCTGGGTTGATGCTCAGCAGGTCGGCCATTTGGTCAAAACCAAGCGCCGCAGCGATTCCCTCCCGGTCGTGAATGATGACCTCGCCATAGGCGACCAGAACGCGGCGGAATGCTGCCAGGGCTTCGGCGTGGTGGTCGCTGGCCCGCTGCTCCAGGTCGTCGGCGGCTTTGGCCGTGAATGGCAGGTACTGGCGTAACTTGCGGGCCTGTCGATTCATGGCGCGCCGCTCTGCTTGAATCTGTGCCTTTTGTTGGCAGATGTGGCGCAGGGCACGGCGGGTAATGGTCAGGGCATCGCGTTTGGTGGTGTTCGGCTTTTCGGCAATGGTGGCCAGCGTCAGCAGTAGGTTTTGGCTCATTGGACGCGGCCTCCGTGTTTATATTTTTGTTTGGTGTTGGCGACAGCGGCGACACTGGCGACAGGTCGCACCGTTGCTGGACTACCTACCGGCGACAGGTTGGCGACACTTGGCGACAAAATGTGCGCGCAAGGTGATTTGTCGCCAACTGTCGCCATTGCGTCGCCAGTGGCAAAGCCTTTAGCTGCGTGACTTGTCGCCGTTGTCGCCGTTGTCGCCGTTGTCGCCGTTGTCGCCGTTGTCGCCAGTGGGTTGATGGTGAACTGTTTTCCATTTGTCGTAAGAAGCTGGCAATGCTCTGCAAGAATGCCCAGAAGCGTGTCGCGGTAAGCCGCACTTTTTCTCGCAAATCGTGGGCCTTCCCGTTGAAGCGCTCGGGCGTCGAACGTATGCCACTGATTTGCTTTCAGCCAATCCAGCAATAAAGCAGCTTGTTGCAGCTTGGGGTTTACTGCCTCGCTGTCTGTGTAGCGCGCCCATTCGCCCAGGGAATGCCGCACCAGCACGGCGGCACGGCGCAGGCATTCGCCATCGATAAGCTGTTGCCCCTCAAAGCACGCAAATACAGCAGCCAGGCGGCGCACCAGCTCACCGGCGCGGCCAGCAAAGGGGCGCAGATTGCCGAACTTGCCAAAGGCTGATTGCTCGCCTTCCACTTCGTTGTAGAACTCCAGCCATTCGGCGGCGGCTTCTTCGTCTAGATCCAGCACCAGCGGCGAAACTTCGCCGGTCTGCGGGTCGATTGCTTGAGGGGTTGCGCTGATAGCCTCGCAGCGAGACCAGTAACGCTGCAGGCGTGGGTCGGCGTATGCCTTGCGGCTGAGCTGGTCAGTGGTCAGAAAGCGCGTGCCGGCTAGGCTGGCAGGGCTGGCGAACAGGAAGCGCGGCAGGAAGCCCTGCCCGCGTAACAGTGGATCATCAAGCGCCGCTGCTACCGTCACGGCCTGAGCCAGCAGGTGCACGCTCAGTCGGCGGTTATAAGCAAAGCCTGAGCCCTCGGCGTTGCCGTGCGATCGGGTGCGCTCGAAAGTGCCTGTATCGAACGCCTTTACCAGGCCGCCCAGGGTAGCAGCGCGGGTGTCAGCCTTGAGCGAGACTCCGCCCAATACCTGCCCGCCCTCGTCGGTGTCCCATGATGCGGCAGACGCCCCCCGGATCATGTCGCCGGCGATGCGCTCATAGGTGGCGTCGCTGTACTGCGTGCGTGGATCGAAGGGCAGCGGGTGCTCGGCATTGAACTGCTCGAGCGCCTTACCCTTCAAGCCGCCGGCCATGTTGGTGATTTCATCGCAGGCTTTGCGGTGCTCGGTGCGGGCCTTTTCCTCTGCTTCGTCGGCAGTCTTGAACGCCAGGCGTCTGCATTCGCTTTTGCGGTCGCCAGAGTCGGCCAAGGTCAGCAGGAACATGGAGCAGGGCATGCCGCTTTGTCGGTGGATGTGCGGTGCGTTCACTCGCGTTTGGGCTAGGTATACGCCCGCGCCAATAACGCACTGCCCGGCCAGCGCAAGCGGTGCCTGTACATGCTCGGCAATTGCTTGGGCGGCATCGCGCATAAGCGGCGGCAGTGCCTCCAGGGGGTAGGGTTCAGGCGCTTGTAAGTCCGGCAGAAGGGGGCGCGGCTCAGGTGCCAAGGTGCTCCCCCAAGCCTCAAGCCTCCGGCGGTTTTCCTCACTCTCTGCGATCAATGCTTGGGCGTGTTCGTCGCTGCGGATCACGTCGGCTAGGTCGGGGTTTTTCTCCAAAATACTCACTTTTCACCCCCGGCCCGTGTGGTGCTGATGGTTACGCAGGTCGCTTGATTGGCTTTATTTGGGCAAGCCGAACCCGTCGGCGCACATGCGCCGTTTTTGATTTGCATGGGGTTACTCCTTGGCCGTCAGGGCGTTTTGCGGCCAGTAGCCGGAAGCGCTCAAGAAGGCGTGCCCGGGTTGCTCAGCTTCGCGGGCTTCAATAACCAGACGCTTGATGGTGTGCGTCTGTTGCTCGGCTTTGGGGCGTGTGTTGGGCGTGAGGTCGATACGTACGATGCTCACCAGGGCCGCGGGCATTGTTTCGCGGATCATGCCGGCCAACTCCAGCGCCAGGCCGCCAATAGTCAGCGGTGGTAGTTCGCGGCGGCGGCCGTCGCTTGGGTGGCAAACGGTGACGACGTGGCCAAGGCTGGCGCCTTGCTGCAGGTGTTGACGGATCATTGCGCACCCCCGGCATTCTCGGTTGCGTAGTCGAGCTGGGCGGTCAGTTCGCTGGCTTGCTCGGCCAGGTACTCGCGCCAGTCGGTAACAGCGTTAAGCCCAAGGTCTGAGAGGTGGCGGGTATCGAGTAGGCCGCTCCGAACTGTGTCGCTCATTTCAGCGAATACCTCGGGGTAGGCTTTGCGGATTGCGCGCAGGGTGGCGGCCTGCATATCGAGCTGCTCACAGGTAGCTGTCAGCAGGTCGATTGCATCTCCAGCCACGGTGGCTATTGCGGGTGCATTACTCATACGGCACTCCCTACAGCGGCTGCGCCATCTTGTTTCTGGAATTCGGTAGGCGCGGCCGGCGCACTGATTTCCCACATCCTGGAGCCGGTCTCCTTGATCAGCTCACCCAGCGCCAAGGCGGCGTGAGCCAGGCCTGACGTCAACTCTTCGCTTAGCTGGTGATCTTCGCCGTCCGCACCCAGCAGGCTGGCGATAGCGCAAAGGCCAATGCCGGCAGCTTGTACAGTTTCAGAGCGCCAGTTGAGCTCATGGCGTAGGGCATGCAGTTTAAGGGCAGTATTTGGCTTGCTCATTTGGCCACCCCCTGAGCTTCCAGGGTGCGTGCCTTGGCCATGTGACTGTTGTAGCGCGCCAGGCGCACAGAAAGGGACGAATCAGCGCGCAGGGCGGCAAGTGCCATAGCCTTGTAGGCGTCGGCATGGGTGCTAGGGGTGGACGGATTGAGGGCGTGTTTCATGGTTGCGGCTCCTAGAGTTGAGGAGCTGCCACGAATCGTCGCCAAACGATTTAGGGTGGCAGCTGTACGCAGGTTGGCGAACCGGGACTCTAGGCACCCGGCATACCCGAAGGTATCCCACGCACAGCCGCCATAACTCGAAAACGCGGACACAAAAAAAGCGCCTGCTTTCGGATGATGGGCGCTGTTGCGCCTAGAGGTGTTCAGGTCGCCAAACCTGGCCGCTGATTTTGCAGCGACGGTCAAACCATAGCGCGACTGGTTGTGCCTGGCAATGGCCCGGGTGAGGTTTGCGCTCATGCTGCGGCCTTCTGCGCTCTGGCGCGGCGGGTAAACATCATGGCGATCACTTTGTCAGCCTGCTCATGCTGGCTTGCTGGGAGGCGGTAGCGGGTGACGCCGCACGGGTCGCCCCAATGGTTGGCGGCCTTTTCCGGTATGTGCTCGAAGGTCAGCCCGTGGTTGCTTTCCAGGGCCGGGATAGTCGAGTTAAGGCAGGTGTCACCGACCTTGCGGGCCGCCTCAAACCGGTTAAGCGTGTCGATGTGGCGCAGGTACACCAGGACGCGGGCAATCTTGCTGGGTGCCTTGCGCAGCAGTTCTGCGGGGCTGGTGATATTCTGGCCTTGCGACGGGCTGGCTTCTGCATGTATTGGGAGGCTGGCCTTTTTCATTTAGGCCGCCTTGCGCTGGGCGACCAACGCGTCACACCAGGCCAGCACCTCGGCCTCGATCCAGGCGACCGACTTAGGGCCAAGGGTTACTTGAGCGGGGAAGGTGCCAGCGGCAATGCGCCGGTAAATCTCGGACGTGGAAAGGGTAGTCAGGGTTTTAACTTCGGCCAGCTTGATAAAGCGGCGCGGGGTCTGGTTTGCGTTGGTATGTGCAGCCATCGTCTAAGCCCTCCTGGGCAGTTTGGGTAACAGACGATGTGCAAGTTATGCCGCAAAGTTGGGAGGCCATAGTGTGTGCTGCGTGCAGGCTGTATGGCCTGCATGCAGACCATACAGGTTCAGTCTTGGTCGTCTTCGTTCTCCCGGCGTGCCTTGCGCAGCCAGTTGTAAACCGTCATGTAGTCGGTAACGCCAAAGTCTTTAAACCTGTTACGTGCAAATGCCCGCATAGAGCTGAATTGGTGCCCCCCTGCATTCCAGTGCTCGATAGCGGCGGCGCGGTGTGCGTTTGTTTCTTTGTGCCTGGCCTTGGCAGTAATGGACGCCTCATGTGAACGTATGCGCTCCTTTTGGCTAAGCCAGTGGCTATGCGTAAGCGTTTCCCGTGCCTCAGCTATCGACTCGAAAACCCCTAGAGCGGCCTCCATATGCCCGCTGGCGTAGAGCGAGCAAAGGGCGTCGTATTGATAGACCAGCAGGCAAAGCAAAGGAAAGTAATTCTTTTCGGTTTGCACAATTGACAGCGCGTCGTTGATAAACGACAGAAAAGAATCAAGCGTCTCCCCGTGAGTTAATACATCTTCGTCCGTAGGGGCTAAGCAGCTTGTGGCTAGCCCTAAGTGCTCTATCTCTATTTCGATCAGGTCGCCCACTTCGGCGGCCAGGTCTGATGAGTCCCATTGGTGCCAGTAAGGGAATAATGGGCTGCTTTCGGCGGCAACTTCTGCGATTTGCTCAAAATAGAGTGCCAGCGCCTCGCACAGCGGCGGCGGGATGTTTGCGAGCGGCCCGCATTCATATTCGGGCAACTGCTCATAAACTGCGTACAAGTCGATATGGCGCAGGTAATAGCAAGCCATTCGGCACCCTCCCAGGCGCGCCCACTGCGTGAATAGATCGGCTGGTCAGGCGGGTGGGTGTCCGCTTTTCGCCCCGTCGGGCTAGGCCAGCCAAAACCGTTAAGCCTTGCGCTTGATGCTCACCACGTTGGCGCCAGCGCACAGGGCGTCTATCGAATCGGCCCACGCTTGCATCATGTCCCGGCGCTGCTCCAGGTAGGTTGCATGGTTGTAGGTGTCGCGGATCTCGTCGGCGTCACCGTGGGCAAGCTGGCGCTCGATCCAATCCCGGTTATAGCCGCGCCCGTTAAGCTCAGTGCTCAGCAGGTGGCGGAAGCCGTGGCCGGTTTGGCGCCCTTTATAGCCAACGTCTGCCAATGCCTTGTTGACGGTGTTTTCACTCATTGGGCGGCTGGTGCTGTTGCGGCCGGCAAAAATTAGGGGATAGCGCCCGGTTATTTCCTGCAGGTTGCGCAGGATGGCCACAGCCTGGCGGGGCAGTGGTACTTGATGGTCGCGCCTGGCTTTCATGCGTTCTTTCGGGATGGTCCAGGTGGCGGCGTCTAAGTCGAACTCAGCCCAGGGCGCGGCGCGTAATTCACCAGGGCGTACGGCGGTCAGCACCAGCAGGCGGATGGCTTGCCGGGTCAGTGTGTTGATCTTGGCCGCCTCGATCTTGCCCAGCAGTTCGGGCAGTTCGGCAAACGTGACGTGCGGGTGGTGGCGCGTTGCTGGGGCGTGGGCGGCGATTACGTCCAGGTCAGTGGCGGGGTTTGCCTCGACAATTCCCTGAGCTAGGCCAAAGCGGAAGATCTGGCTGAGCCACTGGCGCGCCTTCTTGGCCACGTTGTGTGCGCCGCGTGATTCGATTTTGCGGATCAGTGCCACCAGGTCGGGGCGTGTGATTGATTTTACCGGTCGGTGGCCAAGGGCTGGCAGCAAATCAGACTCCAGATAGGCGGCGGCTTTGTCGGCGGTAGATTTCGCCCAGCGTGGGGCGCGGTAGGCGTGCCACTCCCTGGCCAGATCCTCGAACGTCAGCGAGTCCAGCACTTGCGCTTGCTTGGCGGCTTGCCGTTCCGCGCCGGGGTCTGTGCCTGCGTCCAGCAAAAGGCGGGCGTCATCACGTTTGCGGCGCGCCTGTGCCAGCGTGACGGCAGGGTAGCCGCCAAGGGACAGCATTTTGGCTTTGCCGTTGAAGCGGTAGCGGTAGCGCCACAGCTTGGAACTGGTGGGGGTGACTTCCAGGCACAGCCCGTTGCCGTCGGCCAGGCGATACAGCTTGTCTTTGGGCTTGGCTGTTTTGATGGCGGAATCAGTCAGCGGCATGGTGCCCCCGTGTGAGCCACGCCGGGCGGCGTTTGGCGGCTCAGGTGTGAGTAGATTTCTAGACCAAACTCGATCTACTCACAAATCTACTCACAATACTGCGGGCTTACAAGGAAAGGGTAGGGAACTGCGGGCAATAAAAAACCGGCTCAAGTGGCCGGTTTTCAAGGGTTTCAGGTCGTTTCGGTACGTCCTGAGAAAATCTAATGGTGCCCCGGGGGGGACTCTAAAGCCTTTGGCAGTTGTCGCCAGTTTTCGGCAGTTTCCGTCAGGCCCAGCATTAGTGGGGCTTTCAGGGTTTTTGCTGCTGTCAGTTTCGGGCGGTTTCGTGCAGTTCCGTGATAGCCTTTACGCCAAAATTACGCCAAGGGGGCGGTTGTGGCGTCATTCAGAAAACGGAGCGGTGGCTGGCGTGCCGAGGTCGTTAAGCGCGGTGTGCGGGAGTCGCAGACTTTCCCGACTAAAGCTCAGGCTCAGGCTTGGGCTACTCAGCGCGAGGCCGAGATACTGGCCGGCGTTCCTGGGCACTCCGCTGGTGTAAGTTCGAGTCTTTCAGATGCACTCAAACGATACAAGGAAGAAGTATCGCCGACTAAAGCCGGGCAGCGCTGGGAAGAGGTGCGGCTGGACAAGCTGGACAATGACCTGGAGTTTGCCGGCGAGCGTATTGGTGATGTGACGGCTGACCAGATTGCAGAGTGGCGCGATGCTCGGCTGAAGAAAGTCGCCTCGCCAACGGTGCGGCGTGAGATGACGTTGCTGTCATCAGTGTTTGAGATCGCAAAGCGTGAGTGGCGTTGGTGCGCGACCAACCCGGTGCGGGAAGTGAAGCGCCCAAGCAATGCGCGGCCACGTGACCGGCGTATTCAGCCTGAGGAAGAACGCAAGCTGCTCGATAGGCTTGGCTATGTTGAGGGTGCGAAGCCTGAGACCCTGCAGCAGGAATTAGCCTATGCCTTCCTAATTGCCATCGAAACGGCCATGCGCCAGGGTGAGATTCTGGGGTTAACCAAGGCCACCACTCACTTGGCCAAGCGCTATGTGCGGCTGGATGCCACAAAGAATGGTGACAGCCGTGACGTGCCTTTGAGCTTGCGGGCTGTAGGTCTGCTGCAGCTGATGCTGGATGCGGCTGGCGATCGGCAAAACCTGTTCCGGCTCAAGTCTGCCTCGGCCGATGCGATGTTCCGCAAGGTGCGTGATGAGCTGGAGATTGTGGATCTGCACTTCCATGACACGCGGCATGAGGCGACCACGCGCTTGGCCAGGAAGTTGGATGTGCTTGATCTGGCCCGGATGACTGGGCACCGTGACCCGCGTTCGCTGATGGTGTACTACAACGCCACGGCCACCGAGGTGGCCGGTCGGTTGGATTGATATTGCCCTATGAGAAAATTAGCGTAGAATAAGCGACCTTTTTTTAGGGCGACATGGACGTGCATGCGTGACCTATAATGATTGAGCATGTCCTATTGGAGAACATCACGCCCGCTGGCGTCAGAAGCCTGGTTCAGGATCTTGATGGGGCGGTGGATGGCGATGTTATTGTAATCCGGATGCCTTATAACGATGGTGGTGACGTAGAGGCTGCGATCGATGTGCTCGATTCCATACTCGAAACCAAGGCTGAAGTCTGGATTGAAATCGATCGCTATGTAGCTAGCGCAGCAGCATTTATCTATTGTTGGTTTTTCTTCAAGCCGATGGAGCATGTGAGAGTTAGAACCCTAGGGGAGAGGGCTCTAATCATCTACCACCGGCCTAGAATGTGCATTTCAGACCATATAGCTTTTCTTGAGCACTTGAACGAAGGTGACCCTTATCACAAGTACCTTCGTCATTACACAGAACTATTTGACAGCCTGTTTGACCTAGTCCTTAGTAGCTTTGGGTACGAAGAGAATAACGGGAGCCCTCTTACAAAAGATGGCACAGATTACACGCACCAGCTTCATCACATGAAACTGGCCTACTACGCTAATCAAGACTGTATTTTTCCAGCCTAAGGAGGGTTTTTATGCTGACTAAAGGCCTTAAAGACATTGACTCCCGGAAGATTCAGCAGCGCAGCCGTGAAGATATGGTGGAACGGTTTCGCCGCTTCAATCGTGACGGCGCAGAACTGAAAGCTGAATTTGCTAAGCAAGGCCTGCCTCAGCCAGTAGTACTGGCTTGAGCTTCATTTATAAAAAAAACCGGGCTCAGGCCCGGTTTTTTTATGCTGCATTTTTCACCCGTACTCTTTTTAAAGGTAACTTGCTGCGGTTCTGCCGAGCCCAAGTGATGACCTCGGCCGCAAACCAACGCTTTGCTGCTCTGGCGCCAGTCAGGCAGGGTTGCAGAGGTGCTGGGAAGTCCGGGCGGCTAACCACGCGGCGCTCTGTGGTGTCGGTGGCCAGCTTGAGATAGGCAGCAATGTCTTCTGCCGTCCAAAGTTCATCGGCTGGCATCACGCGCGGGGTGCTTAGCTGGGTGACCAGCGAGTGAATAGCCGCCACCAATTCTGCTGGATCGATCTGGTTCATGCGGCCTCCTTTGCAGACCATGCGCCGAACCGTTCAAAGATGTAGGCGGCGTGGGTTTCTGTCAGTGTGGTGTCGTAGGGCATGGCAATCCACGCCATGCCGACAAAGTGTTTAGGGTTGCAGGTGGCGCGAAGCACCTCGGCCCTTGGGCCGATTACGTCTTCTAAGTGGGCGGCGAGGTAGATGCCGTCCAGCGCCAGTTCTTCGCTTTTCATGTAGTGCTCGCCTTTGGGTGAGCGGTGCAGGCCTGCCAAGTAGATCGTCCAGTTGTGCGGGATATCGCAGAGCGAATCCACCAGGGCGCGGCGGGCGTTGGTGGTGATGGCGGCTGCGCTCTTCCAGTTGATCAGCGTGTGCAGGTTGCTGCTCTCCAGATCCAGTACGGCCACATGGTTGGTGCGCAGCATGGCGCGGCTGTAGCGCACCATGCGGGCGTGGGCGCTGTTGGGTTTGCGCTTGCTCATGCGGCCTCCTGCAGGGTCGCGCGGATGCGGTAGCCTGTGGTTTGCCCCATGTGGCCATGCATGGGGTGGATGATGGGCATCGTGTAGGTTTGCTCAATAAGGCCGCTGCTACACAGCTCAGCCAGTACGCCACTCACGTGGGCTGGCCGCATCCCGGTCGCCTTTCTCAATGCCTGCCGGCGAACCCATCCACCTGCTGCATCATGCAAGCGGCTGAGTATGAGGCTGCGTGCTTTCGTGCTGTCGAACGGCGCGTAGGGTTCGTGCCTAGTGGCTGTGCCTCGGCTTGGGGCCGTGAATAGTTCAAGCTGGCTCATGCCGCCACCTCCCCAGTTTGCTGATCCACCAGGTTGGCGCGAACCAGTGCGGCAGCAACCGGTGGGCAGACGCTGTTGCCGACCATGCGCACCTGGGCTTTTTTGCTCAGCTTGGTGCCGTCTGCCAGGCGGTCGTGGATGTAGTCGGCGGGGAAGCCTTGGGCGGCGAACAGTTCGTGTGGCTCAAGCATGCGCATGCCGATATCAACAATGCGCCACGGCTCGCCGCGTACCATTACCAAGCCCATGCGATCTACTGTGGTGATGGTGTGCAGCGGGTCGGCCAGTGTTTGGCCTTGGACTTGGCCGTAGTACTTGATCAGGAACGCCTGCACCAAGGCAGACTTGCCGCCGCCACCGTCTGCCGTGATGGTGCCGAGTGGGCGATCCTTGGCGTGGCCGGTGCTAGTACCGAAGTCGCGCTGGATGTGGGCCGTGACCAAGGCGTTATGGTCAACGGTGGTCACGGTTGAGAGCGGGTCGGTCAGGTTGCTGCCCGGGCCGGTGTAGTTGCCGCCGTAGTGCTTGGCCAAAAACGCGGTGACCAATGCAAAGTGCCCACCTTTTACCTCAGCGCAGATGGTGCGCACCGGCTCGGCGGCGGGCATGTTGCGCTGGCTGCTGCCGTTGGCGTGCTCGGTGATGAAACCCGCCTTGTTGTTGTTGACGATGTAAGGCGTGCGCGAATCGATCACGAAGCGCTTTAAGCCCCGGGCAATGCGGGCCAAGGTTTTGTCGGCCAGTGGCTTTTTGCGGGTGAAGATCGATGGGCAGGGGATGGACCAGTCGATGATATCGCCCGCTGTGCGCCACGGTTTGAGCTGCCCGCTTTTGACGGCGGGGTGTGTTGGCTCGGCGTGGGTGGGGGCTGGCCACGTGATGGGCTGGCCATCGCGGCGGCAGATCATAAACAAGCGCTTGCGGATGGTGGCAGCACCGTAGTCGCAGCCGCGCAGCTCTTTCCATTCCACCTGGTAGCCTTGGCGGCGCAGCGCGTTGACGAAGGTGGTGAAGGTGCGGCCTTTGTTCTTGGGGCATGGGCGGCCTTCTTGGTTGATTGGCCCCCAGGTCACGAACTCTTCGACGTTCTCCAGCATGATGACGCGCGGGCGCACGGTGGCGGCGTAACGCAGGGCCACCCACGCGAGGCCGCGTATCTCTTTGCTCACCGGCACATTGCCTTTGGCTTTGCTGAAGTGTTTGCAGTCCGGGCTAAACCAGCACAGTTCCACCGGCTGCGTGCCTACGATGTCGCGCGGGTTTACCTCCCACACTGATTCGCAAAAGTGGCGGGTGTGCGGGTGGTTGGTGGTGTGCATGGCCACGGCATCGGGGGCGTGGTTGATGGCGATATCGACCGGGCGACCGAGGCCAAGCTCGATGCCGGTGGACGCGCCGCCCCCGCCTGCAAAGTTGTCGATAACCAAACCGCCGAAGTTGAAGCTGGGCTGGGGGTGGATGCGGTAGAGGTTGGTCATGTTTTACCTCCGTGGACGTATGCGGAGGAACCGTGCACTCTCAACTCTGATTGATAGGAGAAATGCTCGCGATGAAACCTTCTAAATGGAAGCCATGGATGACTGAGGTTGGTTTGTCGACCGTGTGGATATGGTTCTGCCTTGGATCGTTTTTCTGGACGCTTTTGGTTGTGCTCAGTTTTTTTGGTATTGCAGCTGATGCGGCTGGCTGGGCTCAGGCAATTGGTACTGTGGCCGCAGTTTTCGCCGCTATATGGACGGTTAGGCAACAGCAGGCGGCAGAGCGCCAGAAATTGCTCTTTCAGTACATGATTACCGCAAAGGGGCTGACGGAAATGGCCCGGCAAGCCACGCACTATGTGACAAAACTGGGTGAGGCGCTTGGCCCATCTAGAAGGGCGGAGTACGAGAAAGAGACGGTTAGGGCTCGGTTGGGCGAGTTTCAACGTATTGATCTGCTCTCCCTGCCCGATACAAGAATGGTTGATCAGGTCATGCTCGTTATCGCCAATCTTGAGTACGCGATCCAGTGTGCTGATTTGGTAACTGAACTTGTTGATAGGGAGGCGGCGCAAGATAAGCTTGAGAGCCTCAAAGCAATCTCGGTCATCCTTCATGGAGCGTGGCTCAACTTCAGGATCCTGCAGGGTCACATTGAGACGCGAGTTCATACGACATACCTCAATCTGTGAGTAGTGTTCAGCAACTGCATTAGGCGCGCCTGGAAGTGGATGGCGGCCGTGGCGGGCGTCCATGTGTGAATCTGTTCCGGTGCAGGTGTGATGCCTGCCAGGCAGGGCCAAGGCTCTGGATGGCTGGGCATGAGGTCGCGCTTCTCGGTGGCCAGTGCAACCAGGTCGGCGTGTTTTACGCTGGGAGGCAGAACCGGGGAGAGGTCGAAGCGCTCGCAGATGGCTTCCCATACGCTCTGCTCGGTCACGTCATACATGCAGGTGGTGCCGTTGTAGCGGGCGCACTCGCGCATTTCTTCTTTCAGGGGCCGCACCATGTCGCCCACGTAGGCTTCGGTGGCGTCGTGCAGCAGGGCGGCGAGTTGATCTTCTGCCGGTACCAGATCGGCCACTAAGTAGCAGTGCTGCGCCACGCTGTAGAAGCTGCTGGTGTGGCCGTTAAAGCGGCATTGCATGCTGAGGCTGTGGGCGATATCGGCCGGGTCCACCATGTCGGCGGTGGGGTTGGCGAGGTCGAACTTGCGGCCGCTGCGGGTGAGTATCCAGCTCATACCAATGCCCCCACTTGCAGTGTCTGGTGAATGTTCAGCGCCATCAGCAGCTGCTTGGCCTCGTGCATGGCGTCATCGAGGGCGTGGTGCTTGGTGCCCTCGAACGGCAGCGCCTTGGCCTCGGGGTAGAGGGACAGCAGGGTGCGCAGGTCGCGGTCGTTCCAGAACATCCAAGGGCGCTGGATGCCACAGGCGTCGAAGGCGTTGCCGACGATGACGTTGTCGAAGCTGCTGCCGTTGCCCCACAGGAGGGCCTTGGGGTTTGGCTTGTGGAGGTGGTTGCAGCCCATGAACTCCGCCAGCTGGGCCAGGGCCGACTCGAGGCGGATCGCGCCGGGCTTGTGGATCTCTTCCCGCGCGGCTTCGTCCTGCTGCAGCCACCACTCGATGGTGCTGGCGTCCACCTGCAGGCCTGCCAGCAGGGAGGTTTCCAGGCTGACGCGGCGGTAGAGGCTGCCGGTGATGGTGCCTTGCTCGATGCGTACGCAGCCGATAGCAACGATGGCTGAGTTCGGGCCTTTTCCCATGGTTTCGAGGTCGAGCACGTAGTGGGTTGAGTTGATCATGCGTCACCCCACTCTGCAGGTTGTTTGCCTTTGATGCGCAGGGCTTCGTCGATGTCGTAGACCTGCTGCATGAGGTTGGCCATGGTGGTTTCTGCGCGGGCCGCGTCTTTGGCGTTGAGGCTGTAAATCTGGTGGCGCAGGCGTTTGAGGTTGTCCATGTGGGCGGCGCGGGCGCGCAGTTGGTCGTTGGTGGTGATGGCGGTGTCCATTAGGCAGCCGCCTTGGCAGCTTGCTGCTCGGTGGCTTCTTGGGCGGCGAGGGTGGTTTGCAGGCGCTCGGCCATGCTCAGCACGCGCTGCTGCATTTGTGTGGCGAAGCGGCGGTTGTCGTCCAGCTGCAGCTTGCGGTAGGTGTCTGCAGCTTCGGCCAGTTGGTTAGCCGCGGCTTGCAGGGTGATGCGGTCATCATGGTTAAAGGGGTTGGCGCGGCGGGCGTAGGTGGCCACACGCGCGTCGGCGTCTTGCATGATGGCTTCAAGCTGGGCTTGGTGGTGTTGCTGTTTGGCTTCCAGCTCGCTTGCTTGTGCCTCGCAGCGGGTGGCGCGTTCGGCTGTTTCCGTTTGGCGGGTTAGCAGCGCGGCCAGGCGGGCGGTGAGGCTCTCGATTGAGCGCTTGGCGTTCTGGAGTTCTTTGCCTTGCTGGTTAAACAGCGCTTGGTTGTTGAGCCGCTGTGCGCGTGCGCCGGTGCCGAGGCCTACGCGGTAGGCGAGCAGGGCGGCAAATGCGGCGCTGAGCAGGGCGATAAAGACGAAGTTGGTAAGGGTCATGTGCTGTGCCTTTGGGGTGGATGCCGGGTGGTAAGCCCGGCAGGGGTGGGTGGGGTTAGTTGCCGATTGCGAAGGTGCCGATGGTGAGCGGTACAAAGCCGCCTACCTCGCGCTCAAGCACGTGCTTGAACTCGATAGCAAAGGCTTCGCGCTGTGCCTCTTCGCCCACCCAGCGCAGCTTGAGCACGGGGTTGGCTTCGCCGGTGATGACCGACAGGCGCAGGTTGATGGTGGATTCGCCCAGGCCCTCGAACGGCACGACCTGGAACATGAAAGCCTGCGGCAGGGTTTCTTGGCTTTTGGCCTCAATGTCGTCCATCGCGCTGCGAGAGGCGCTGAAGTCGCCAACCGAGCTGTCACGTTGGCTGGTGGCTTTGATGGTCATCTTGCGGATGCCGCTGATGGCGGCGGCGATGGTCAGCGTTTCGTCGCTTGCGGTGGCGATGATGTGCGGTGCCCAGTCTTCCAGCCATTCGGCTAGGGCTTGCTGGCCAAGGGCTTTGCCCGCAATTGCTTGCACGGCGGTGTAGGCAGCGGATGGCTTGAGGGTGAGCGTGGCGCGGTCGTCACCGTGGCCGGGCCAGTCTGGGTTGCCAAGGTTGAAGATGACGGTGGCCGACATGGCGTCTTGATCAATAAAGCCCGCCGATTCGATTTCCAGCCCGGCGCGGATGTGGCGCTCGACATACTTGCTGAAGTCGCGCAGGGATTGGGTTTTCAAGCCGCCGCGAAAGCGATCGCGGGCTGGTTGGTACTGTTCGAGGCTGTGCAGGTTGACGGAGTTGGGCAGTACAACCACGTTGCTGCCGCCGTCGATGCTAATGGGCTTGGCTGCAGCAGCCAGTGCTTGGGCTTCGATGTGCTGCAAGGTTTCTTTGTTAAGCATGGGTTTGTTCCTTGGTGAGTGATTTCTGTGATGCGTTAAGCAGGCAGCGGACGCTTAAACCTCTTGGGCGCGCACGGGCGTGTCTTGCTTGTTGAATAGCTGGGCGGTTGGGTCGTTTTGGAACAACTCAATGCCGTTGGGGCCGACATACATGGGCGTGTCGAGGGCGGTGTCTTCGCGCTTGGTGCCGCGTTTGGTGGGCTGGGCGAAGTCGAGCTTGTGGTTGATCTTCACCTGGTTGCTTTCGCCGATTTGGCTCAGCTCGAAGGTGAGTACGACCTTGCCCTTTTTGCCGTGGTCGATAACGCCTGCTGCTACGTCCGAGAGGGCGCGGCCCACTTGTTGGGCGAATACGCCGGCGTTGAGTGAGTTCAAAAACTCTGTGGTGTCGGTTGCTTTCATGTGCTGTGCCTCGGTGGTGATGGCCTTGGTGGGCCGGTTAGGCCGCTGCGGATGCGGCGGCTTGTTTGTCTAGCCAGTCGGCCAGGTTGGTTAGGTAGATGACCCAAGGGCTGCGGTTGGAGCTGGGGTCGATCTGTTGCAGCTTGAGGTCAAGGTGGCCCGCGCGGATTTTGCGGCGCAGGTGGTTCACGCTGCCGATGTGGGGCAGGTGGTCGGCCAGCAGTTGCTCGGCCGTGATGTAGCTGGCTGCGTATTGCTTGCGCAGTTGTTCGAGGGTGCTGCTCACGGTGCGGCCTCCGCGTTGGGGCGCGTGAAGCGCAGGCGGATGATTTCGGTGATGCCTTCAATGGTTTTGCCCACTTGGCGATCCACCACGTTGCCGTCGATATCGGTGATGACGCAGCCGAACTTGGCCGGGGTGCTGTCAATCAGGGTGACGTGGGGCAGGTAGCCGTCTGGCGTGACGCTGAAGAGCTGGGTGTACAGGCGCACCAGATCGTCCGCGTGGGGCTGGTTGCTTTGCAGGCGGCCAATGGCCTCGGCGCACGCGCTTTGCACGGTGCTGCGGGCGACTACGCCGGGGTGGTCGATGTTCAGCACGGCCAGTTTGAGCGCGCCGATGGCGTGGTTGGCTGGGCTGGTCATGCTGCATCCTTTTGGACGATGGGCTTGGCGAGCTGCTGTGCAAGCCAGCCAATGCCTGCCTCGGTCACTATCACCACGCCGTAGTGGCTCCAGCCTTTGATGGCTTTGTTCCAGCGGCTGCGGGTTTCGGTGTAGAGGTGGCCTTTGTCGCGGTAGCGGCAGGCCAGTTCGCCCTGGTGGTTGATGATGCCGCGCTCGCGCAGCTGGTCGCGCAGCTTGCGCGGGCCAATGCCGAGCACGGCGGCAGCCTGGTTAAGGTCGCGGTTCATGGGCGTGGCCTCAGGCTGCTTGGTGCTGGATGAGGTGGTCGGCCAGCTCAAGGTGCAATGCGCTTGAGCCGCCGCAAAACATGCGGGTGGCGTTGCCGAGAACCACCACGGCCGTGCGGCCATCGTGATCGGGCTGCGCGTGCACCGCGATTACTGCGCCCTGCCATGGGCTGAAGCTGCCGCCGTGTTTGGTGACGCGGTTTAGCTCGCTGAGCGTGGCTTGGCAAAGTGGCGCAGTGTTTAGAGGTTGGCAGGCGGACGCAGGGCGTGGCGCTGCGCTTTCATGCCTGCCGTTGGCCATGTCTTCAATGAAGTCGCGCAGTGCGAGGTGGTTGGCAAGGTTTGAGCGGCGCAGGGCCAGCGTGCCGGTGTGCTGGCCAAGCTGCACTTTGCTGATGGCCTGAGCTTCGGTGAGCTCAACGGTAAAGCTGGCTTCAATGACTTGCTCGCGGCTGTGCAGGTGCACGGTGGCAGCGCCGCCGACTTGGAGCATGTGGTAGAGCAGCTCTTGCTTGGCGAGGGGGATGCTGTAGTAGTTCATGCGGCCACCTGCTTTTTGTCGGCCCGGGCTTGCAGGTAAGCGTACAAGGCAGGGCGGCTGTGCAATGGCTGCTTGGTCAGCAGCTCTTCGCTGCGTAGCGCTGCGGCGTTGAGCAGTAGGGCTGAAAGGCGGTCGTACTGCTGGCCGTCGATGGCTTCCAGATTTAGCGCGGCGGCGAGTTGCCCTAGGGCGTGGTAGCAGCGGTTTTCCACAGCAAAGTCATAGGGTGCTAGGCGGCACTCTTTGATTTCGTTGAGAAGCGCCTGCAAAAACTGGTGAAAGACGATGGTGAGCTGATTGGTGCTCATGCTGCGTCACCCCCAAACGGGCCGAAGTCATCGGCGTGGGTGGTGGCGGGTTTGAGCTGGGTGCGGGTGCCAGTGATCACCACCAACTGGCCGGTGGCCTGCTGGATGCTGAGAATGGTGGCGGGTTTGGATGCGCAGGCCGGGTGTAGGTACACCGGGCAGCGGGTGTTGGCGTGCTGTGCTGTGTGCATGGGTTGCTCCGTGACCTTGGTAAGGGGTACGAGTGCAACAATACGAAAGCGTATTGCATTTATCAATACGCAAATGCATTTATTTGCCGTTTCCGTATGGATCGGAAAAGTTGCAGGTCCGGATTGCAGGGGTATTCATAATTTAATACTGTATGTGCATACAGCAAAAGGAGAGGCGAAGGCGAATGGCTAAGAAGAAAATCCAACAGCAGGAAAGTCGTGAGCTAGCTCCACTGGAGAAGCTGGGGCTGCGGGTGTCTGCGATGATCGGCTCGCCCAAGGCGCAGCTAGAACGCCAGGCGAGGATTCATCGGCTTGACTCAGATACGGACGAGGCGTGGGATGGGCTCATGGAGCTGCTAGGGGAGACAGACGGACTGCATTTAGAGTTTGCAGCCGATGGTGACGTTATTGTGCGCTGGGATGCGATCGCCGACGATGACCGGGTGGCGGATGTTGAAAAGGCTGTGCCGGGAGCTGAAGAGTTAAACTGCTAGTGCTGACTGTGCGATTTCCGGAAACGAAAAGCCCGGCTCTAGGCCGGGCTTCGAATGTCAGTGAATCAACCGGTTTTGGCCAGCCAGAGAACAAATAGTATCGAAATATCTTGCGTTCTCTTTGGGGCAGTCAAGATTGAAAATCTGGTCACTGTAGTCGCTGGCCAAGTTTAAATGAGAGGTGATTTCCTTTTTAGTGGCCATACTGGCTGAGTAGACGAAAAAGCTACCAGTATCCTCCCCAAGGGCTTTTCGGCCCTCCATGAACGTCATCATTTTCAAAGAGGTTTCTTTAAATTTTGAGTTCAAGTCATTGACGTTGAAATCAATAGCCTCTGTGATATGAAACTTTCCATTCTTTAAGAGAAAGTCCGCATGAAAACCACTTTTTTCATTTAAAGGGTAGTTGTATACAACCTTGTGGCGGCTTAGATCATCAGTTGACTTGGCAAGAAGGTCCAGGGACTCGAAGCGCTCCTTGATGTTCGTTAAAATTCTATGTGTTTTGACGGTTCTTTCTTTCGAGGCGTGTGGCTTTACAAGAAGATTGAAAAGCGATCTTACTCGTTGGTCATACTGGTTTATATTGTCCAGCACGAACTCCGCTTCTTCCGATAGAAAACTAGCAAGTTTAAATGAGCGAAGAATACCTTTGGCTGTTTCAATGTCCCCCGCAATTGCGCCGATTTCTTCCATTGCGCTCTTAAGGCTTTCGATGTCGTCAACGCTAGATGAGCCGTCAAGCATGCGAAGCTTTGCAGAAGCATTGATGACGTGAACATCAAGCTGATTGGGTTTGAATACAACAAGGCCGACGTTGACGATTTCACCGCGCCTAGGGTCGGGCATGTATTTGATAATCGAATATTTGAACTTTAGCATTCAAATGTTCCCCTTGATCATTACAATTCGGTCTAATCTTGCTTGAGAGCCCCACCAGTCAATATAGCTGGTTTTGTCTTTGTCAGTCATCCATGTTGTCGGTATTTCACTAATCATGTCCTCTATTTCTGACGCCGTGATCGAGGCGATGATGTCTAAACACCTTAAAGCTTCTGACCTATCATAGTTTAGAGTGAGATTGATCAGCTTGAACGATTCTTGGGTATTACACCCAGGTCTGAGGGCGTCGTATCCAGTGTGGCCAACCTCGAAGCACGCGCGGCTGAAATCAAAGGCTAAGGCGATCAGGTTTTGATCGTAGCCCTCTCGCCAAATGTAATTTCCCCAATGTCTATCGACATTGTTAACGAAAAGGTCAAAGGCATAAAGCCTGCTTAGAAATACTTTTAAATTACTAACCTTAATTTTATTATGAAGAATCTGTAGAACCAAGGCTGGGGAGAATGACTTAACTCCCCCCTCCCAGGCAGAGCCAAAACCTAGGTCACCATCTGTTAAATTTATGTAGGCCCAGTTAGGTGTGGGGATTGTTACTCTATAGGCAAGCTCATAACAAAAAAATTCGCTTGCAGGGATTTTCCCATTCCCGTCGCTGGGTTTTTTAACTGCATAATCTCTGCCGTCTCGACCATTGATTATTAGCTGTAAGTCCGCGCTACCTTGATTGTTTGGGTACTCCGTAAGAATGTCTACTGGGAAAAGTCTCTTCTGGCTGCCTATGGCTTGACTAGCAGCCTGTGTATTTTTTGTCGCTTTTCCTAGATGTTTGGATTGAGACATTCTCGGTTCCCTTTGAGGTGCACTGTGCTGAGTAAATTTCACAACTATAGCCGTTTAGCATTCCAAACCAGCAGAATCCTGGCCTGAATATAGGTCTCGTCGATCCTGATCAGCCGATCCTTGTGGCTCGGGTTGTCGGATATCATCTCGAAGTGCTCGGAATCAGCCACCTGTAGGCGCTTTATGTAGAACAGGCCCTGCCATGCGAATGCGTATATGCCGTCGCCCACGAACTCCCTGATGCTCGCGTCGCTGATCAGAGGGTCTTTATCTTGGATGGTCGGGGTCATGGACTGGCCTGTGCCGGTGATCAGCTTCAGGTGCGCCGGGTCTTTGTAGGTTACACCAAGCTCTTTGAGGTGCTGCTGGCTCACCGTCAAGTCGCGAAACATCTCCGGGAAATCGTGCACGAGTTCGCCAGAACCCATCGCGCCCTGGACGTCGTAGTGCGCTATGCGGATTTCATCGCCAACCGGGCCGGCGCGTCGGAAGTCGGCAGTGATGACGTTGGATGTAGCTTCCGCGAGGCTTTCAGTCACGGCCGTGCAGATCTTTTGCTGGGCCTCTTCAGTCAATCCCTTGCCGTGCTTCTTGAGCATGTCGAGAACTATGGCAGCAGCCCCGGCTGGCGACGATTCCTGGCTGCCATCAATGCCACTTGGAGCTTTGCCTTGGCCAGTCCAGAGCCATTCGGCCGAACAACCAAAGGCCTTGGCAATGGCCTGGATGTTGTCTTGCCTCGGGTTTTTTGACTCGCCTTTGATGATTCGATGCACGGTGGGCTGAGTAATAGAGGCGCGCCGGGCAAGCTCGGCCTCGCTCCACTCCCTGCGCTTCATCTGCGCTTCAATGCGTTCGCCGATTTTCATATCGAAGCCAATAAATAAACGTATTTGTTGAGTGTATTGCTCGATTCAATACGATTGCGTATTATCGGTCATACGAATGCGAATTGGAGGTCACTGTGACCGTACAAGAAATGATCGCAGGCTTGGTTGGCACAGGACTCTCCCAGAAGGCTATTGCCGATCTTGTCGGAACTACGCAGCCAACAATTCATAGAGCGGCAAAGGGCGCTGGTGTGTTGTATGAGACCGGCAAAGCTATTGAGCGCCTTTATGAAACCTCGGTGATTAGACCCAAAAAAACGGCGGCTTAGGTTGAGCGAGCAACAAACCTGACGCCTCGGCGGCAGGTGCAATAGAGGCCGGGACACAGGGCAGTCCACTCACCAAAGTTTCAGCCCTGGTCACGGCGTTCCGGTGGAGCGGTTACCAGCCGCAACACCTCAACAACCGAAGCCCCCGAGGCACAGCACGTACACAGGGGGTTTTGGCTGCTGTAGGCATAGGATAGGGCGCGGCCCTGCCTGTGGCTATGGTAGTTGGCAGGAATTACTACCATGAAGCATCAGCACGACGATTACAGCGGGCCAGTCATGCCGCTGGATGTGGCAGTCGATAACGATTGCCGTGATTTTCGCGGTGGCCATAAGGCGGTGTGCGCCATTCTTGGCGAACCGTATGGCCCCTTCCAAAAGCGCCTTTCGGGTGCTTACCCGGACCACCACTTACGCCCCGATGACCTCTCCCGTGTTGTGCAGCTTGTGCGCGGCCCGGCTGTGCGTGCGTGGTTTGAGCAGGTGTATGGGGTGGTGACGTATGAGCCTACGCCTGTGCCTGCCACGCGCGATGCCATGCAGGCGCTGGGCAAGTTGTTGGCCAAAGAGGGTGAGTTTGTGGCCAGCCTGGCAGGCGGTGCAGCGGATAGCCGTTGGGAGGCTGCAGAGGTGGCCAAGCTGGAAGAGCACGGCTATGCGTTGATCGGCAAGCTGCTGGGCATCATGGCTGGGGCGCGCAAGGAAATGGAGGGCTGCCAGCATGGATGAGAACCAATTTGAGCGCGCGCAGGAACTCGAAGAGCAGCAGCGTGTAGCCGCAATGGCCAACCGTGTGCAGTACCAGGGCGTAAGCGCCCTTGAATGCGTTGAGTGTGGCAGCGACATACCTGAGGCGCGCCGTGTGGCGGTACCGGGTTGCCAGTGCTGCATTGATTGCCAGCAGCTGCGGGAGTTGAAACGTGGCTGATCAGATCCCGGTTTCACTTGAAGATTTGCGCGTGCTGCTGCGGTTCATCCCCGCGACTGATCGCGAGACCTGGGTACAGGTTGGGATGGGCATCAAGGCTGAGTTTGGCACCAACGGTTGGGATGCCTGGGACACGTGGAGCCAGTCCGGTACCGGGTACAAGTTGAGCGATGCGAAGACGGTGTGGAAAAGCTTTCGCAAGGCCGGTACCGGGCTGGGCACGGTGATTAAGCTGGCGATGGATAACGGTTGGACGCCGGAGAAAACCGAGCTGACAGCCGAGGATAAGCGCCGCTTTGCGCGTGAGCACGAAGCCCGCCGCATTGCCCGCCAAGCTGAGATTGAAGCCGATGAGGCGTTGCTTGAGCGCATGCGCGCCAAGGTTGCCGCCGAGTGCGCGGTGATTTGGGCGCAACACACAGCAGCAGACGGTAAGAGCGCCTACCTGGACAACAAACAGGTGGGCGCTTTTGGTGTGGCCTTTATGCGCCACACCGTGGTGCTGGAGATTGATGACCAAGCCGAGCGCTGCCAGCTGTGGGTGGGTGAGGATGCGCAGCGCTACTTGAAGAGCGTGCCAAACCCGCGCCCTGCGCATTTGTCGATGCTGGTGTTGCGCCGTGGTGATTTGATTATGCCGCTGCGCGATGAGGCCGGGCGGTTGCACAGCCTGCAGCAGGTGACCAGTACGGGTAAGAAGCTGTTTCCGAAGTACGGCCGCAAGAGCGGCTGTTTTCATGTGTTGGCTCGGTTGAGTGAGGCTGAGTTGGCGCAGGTTGATGTGATTGGCCTGGCCGAGGGTTATGCCACGGCGGCGAGCTGCCAGATGGCCACCGGCTGGGCGATGGTGGCGGGCATTGATTCGGGCAACCTGCCGAAGGTGGCCACGGCGCTGCGTGCACTTAACCCAGCCGCGCGCATTGTGCTGTGCGGTGATGATGACCCCACCGTGGACGGCAACCCCGGCCGCACCAAGGCTGAGTTGGCCGCTGCGCAATGCGGCGGCGTGGCTGCCTTCCCGCTGGGGGTTGATGGCAAGGATTGGAATGATCTGCACGCGGCGTTGGGTTTGGATGCCGTGCGTGAGCAGTTGCTGGCGGCTTTGAGCGTGGAGCCTGCTGTGGATCTTCCCCGCGCCCCATCTGATGACTGCGCGCCGGAAAATCGCACCACCGTCACTACCGGGGGCGCGGGGGAGGCGCTGGCGCTTGCCCAGGTGGTAAGGCGCTATGCGTTGGTGGAAGGCACTACGCAGGTGTGGGATATCGATAAAGCCCTGCTGATGAAGAAGCCAGCCTTTGAGGCGTTGGTGGGCAAGCCCTTGGCGAAAGATTGGATGGCGCTGGTGGATGGTACGCGCAAGGCGGTAAGTGCTGACCAGGTGCGCGATATCCAGCAGGCCCAGCGGCTGACCGGCAAGAAGGGCGGTGCCTTAGGTATGCCGCCGGTTGAGCGCTATGTGTACATCGATGGCACCAAGGATGTGTGGGATCGGCAAAAGAAGCGCCGGGTGCCTGAGGGCGCGGTGAAGATGGCCCTCGGTGATGCTTATGCGTTGTGGTTGAACAGTGCTGAGCGGCGGGTGGTGGATGTTGACCACATTGTGTTTGACCCGACGATGACGAAAGACCCCAGCGTTTACATCAACACCTATGACGGTTTGCCGCTTGAGCCGGTGCGTGATGATGCGGCCTGCGCGAACTTGATCTGGCTGATCAGCTTTTTGTGTAACCACGATGAGGCGGCGTGCGATTGGTTGGTGCGCTGGTTGGCGTATCCGCTGCAGCATCCCGGCGCGAAGATGGATACGGCGGTGCTGATGCACTCGATCATGGAAGGCTCGGGCAAGAGCCTGTTGTTTGCGGATGCGCTGGGTGAGTTGTACGGCCAGTACGCGGCTACGGTTGGGCAGACGCAGCTTGAGAGCAACTTCAACGCATGGCAGAGCCGCAAGCTGTGGGCGGTGTTTGAAGAGGTTGTGAGCCGCGATCAGCGTTACAACCAGGTGGGCAAGATCAAGCATTTGATCACCGGTAAGACGGTGCGCATGGAGTCCAAATTCATCAACGGTTGGGAAGAAGCCAACCACATGAATGCGGTGTTCCTCTCGAACGAAATCCTGCCGTGGCCGATCAGCGAGAGCGATCGCCGCTTTTTGGTGATGTGGCCACAAGAAACCCTGCCTGCTGCGCGGCAAAAGGCGATTGGTGCTGAGCTGCGCAATGGCGGGGTGGCGGCGCTGTATGGCTGGCTGTTGGGTGTTGACCTGGCCGACTTTGACCAGCGCACGCGCCCACCCAAAACCGAGGCGCGTGAACGCTTGGTTGCCCTGAGCCGGGCGGGTTGGCAGACCTTTGTGCATTTGTGGCGTGTGGGTGAACTTGGCGGCGGGCTGTGGGGCGGTTGTTTGAGCACTGACCTCTACGCGCTGTTTACCGAGTGGTGTCAGCGCAACAAAGAGCATGCGTTGAGCCAAACGAAGTTCAGCCTGTTCGTGAGCGCTGAGATTGAGAAGACGCGCAGTATCCCCTGGCATGAGGGCACAAGTCGGCGCTTTGGTGCGTTCTTCTTCCCGCACGACTTGGAACCTTCCCCGGCCCCATCCTTCACGGCAGCCCAGTTGGGTGTGATGGTGGAAAAGTGGCGCGATTCCGCGCGGGCTGCGGGCTGGAGCGTGGGGGCGTGGGATCACGTCAAGGCGGCTGCAGCATGACTACGCCTAAAAGTGTGTTGGGTGTGTCGGGTGTGTGTTGGGTTGCTTTTGCCTACCCAACACAGGTTGAGGCCAGCAACGGCGCGGCTTTGCCGGGTGTGTGTTGGGTGTGTTGGGTTTGTACGCGCGCGCACGCATGCGCACACAAATGCGCGACAACTGATAAAGCAGCATCACGGCAGCAAAAAAAGCTCTACGCGAGGACTCAAAAACCCAGCACACCCAACACACTCAGCACAGATGCTTTGAAAGTGTTGATTTGTAAGGGTTTTAAGTGTGTTGGGTTTGTGTTGGGTTGGGCGTTTTGTGTTGGGTTGATGCAAAAACCGGAGGTGGCGCAATGATTAAGGCAATGGAGGTGCTGCTTTGCGCCTGGGGCCGTGAGGCTGTGAACCCTGCAGTGGAGGTGAGCATCCCTTCACCGCTTGGCCGGATGGATGATGAGGGCGGCGCAGTCAGGGCGCCGGGTAGTCGCTGCCTCTCGACGGTTGAGTGCTGGGTGGCGATGAGCCGCGCGGCTCAGGCGGTGGACAAGGCGCTGCATGACCTGGCGCTTGATGCACCTGCCGGGCTTGGGGTTGTTGGCCGCACCATGGTCCAGTTGGCGCATGTGCGTTACTGCCAAGAGCGGCCGGTACCCGTTGCCCAGCAGGCGCACCGGTTGGGCGTATCTGTGCGCACGTATCGCACACGGGTGGATGCGCTGCATGTTGAACTGGCGCGGGTGTTGCCGGGCGTGGCGGTGGCCTTGCGTAAAGCTGAGCAGCAGTTGCCTGCCACAGTGGCGCGGGTTGAGCGCGGGCGGCAGGCGGTGAAAGTCTCCCGTGCCGAGCAGCGAGAACTGGATCGCCGGGTGGCGCAGTGGTTGTTTAAGGATGCCTCTTAGCTACCGTTCGTCGGCGCGGTTTGTCGTGAACAGGGTTTAACTCAGTTCGTTGCAGGTTCGTACACGGTTCGCGCAGGGTGCTGATTTTTCGCGGTTGCTGGGGTTGCATGTCAAGAGGTACAAAGTGCCCAAGATTTATTGCTGCGTCAGCGATAAACACCAAGCACGTGCTGTGCGCCCCGACCGGTTCCTGCTCCGGTCACTGCCCCGCAAGGGGCTTTCATTCAAAGGCCTCGCCAATCGGCGGGGCTTTTTCATTCCTGGCATTGGAGTTTTGCTATGGCTGATGCCACGACCGCAGTGATTGCTGCCAGCGGTGTTGTAGGCGTTACCACTGCCAGCCTAGTACCGGGTGTTGATGCCAACGCCGTAATTGGTGCGTTTGCCGGTGCGCTGTTCTTCATCGTGTGGAAGGCGAACCTGTCTGGTTGGGCACGGCTCGGCTACTTCGTGGCCAGCTGGATTCTTGGGTACTACTTCGCCGCTGAAGTCGTCGGCCAGTCCTGGGCAAAAACCTCGGGCGTGGTCGCATTTAGCGGTGCGCTGTTCACGGTGGTGGTTTGCGTCAGCCTCTTGGAATGGGTCGAGGGCGGCAAGCTGCCGGGTTGGCTGGGCTATGTGATTGGTGTGGTGCGCGCGGCGTTCGGCGCATCGGGAGGCCGTAATGGTTGACCCCTGGACTCTGCTGGCTGCTGCGATGTGCGGCGCGATCTGTCTGCGCATTGTTTCGTACCGGCGCGGTGATGCTCGATATCGGCCTGGAGTCTCTTTGTTGGCATACGCGCTGGCTGTGGGCACGGGTTGTTATGCGCTTTCGGTTTGCCTGGCCGTGTTCGGGCGGCAGCCTTTGCCGGCGATATCGCCATTCCTGCTGATCGTCTTGGGTGCCGTGCTGATGCTGGTGTATCGGGCGCGCGGGAACGTGGCGCGTATCATCCAGCTCGACTGGACTGATCGGCGCGCCGGCCGGCGTGTATGAGAGGGTCGATCACTGCTGATGGTCTGGACGATGCGCTGGCAGCGCTGGCCCGGCTAGGTGATGGGTTGGCGCCACGCGCTCTGGCCGATGCGCTTAACCACACTGCCAACCAGGCGCGGCAGCAGTTGCAGGTTGAGATGGCCAGCGTGTTCGACCGGCCCACACCTTGGGCGCTGAACTCGATCCGCATCCTGCAGGCCAAGCCGTCTGCTGTACCTGAGGCGGCGGTGTGGGTGCAGGACGTGTCGGGTGGCAAGAATCCGTTCAGTGCTGAGGATTACCTGATGCCCCAGGTTGAAGGGGGCGAGCGCTTCCAGCGTCGGAGCGAGGGATACCTGCGCGAGTCGGGGATTCTGCCAGCTGGCCGGTTTGTTGTTCCTGCTGCCGGTGCACGACTGGATAGCTACGGGAACATCCAGAAGGGCCACATGATGCAGATATTGTCCGGCCTCAAGGCGATGAAGCTATCAGGCTCGGACAACGCAGCGACCGACAGCAAGCGCTCACTGCGTAAGGGGAACGCACTGGCGTTCTTCGTGCTGAGGCGCGGCAAGACGCCCATCGGCATTGCAGAGCGGCGCGGGAAGGACGTGGTGATGGTGCTCGCATTCGTGCGTCAGCCGCAGTACCGCGAGCGCTTCAAGTTTCATGACGTGGTGCGGCGGGTGGCTGAGAACGATGGACAGCTTGAAGCGAACATCGACAAAGCGATTGCCGATGCACTGTCCGGGCGGCTGCCGAAACTGCGCGGCAGGCGCGGCTAGTGGCGTGCCACACACGGACTTGTCGGGCCGGGGCGGGGCCCCAACCTGCCGGGGCCCCTGGGGCGCTGGAGGCGGCAAGGGTAATTCAAGCCACGTTTTCGCTCTAGTGGCTGGGCCTGCAAGTTAGTTAACAGGGTTAATCCGGTTAACCCCTGTGGTTCATTGTGGTTAACAGGTATTCCTCATGGCGTTGATGACCAAAGCTGATTACGCGGATCGGCGCGGCTGGTCACGCGCGTATGTTTCCAAGCTGGTGAAGCAGGGCCGACTAGTACTCACAGCCGATGGGAAAGTCGACGCTGATGCGAGTGACGCCAAACTGGCTGCCAGCGCCGACCCGAGCAAAGTGGGTGTGGTCGAAAGACACCACCAAGAACGTGTCGATAAAGGCGTTTATGCACACATTTCCCCGAACGCCGAACCCAGCCCGGCACTGCATTCGGTGGGCACTGGTGTGGGAGTGCCACCGGACTACCAGAAAGCCCGAGCACGCCGAGAGTTCGCTCTCGCATTGCTGGCTGAGGACGAGCATCGAAAAAGCCGCGGCGAGTTGGTCGAGCGGGCGCTTGTTGATTCCGCCGCTTTTACTGCTGCACGCGCACTACGTGACCTGCTGATGGGTATCCCGCCGAAGATCGCGGGCGAACTGGTCACCCTCACTGACCCCTGGGAAATTGAACGGCGTCTGACACAGGCGCTGCGTCGCGCCCTTGAAGACGCCGACCGGCTGCTGCAACTCGATGCTGAGATTGAGCAGGGAGGCAAGGAACCGAACTGAGCCATGGAACAACAGTATGCTGATGGTGCCGCCGCGTACCTGGCGGCATACCGCCGAGGGCTGATGCCCGATCCTGAGTTGTGGATCGATGAGTGGGCCGACAAGTATCAGATGATCCCGGCCGACACCGGCGCGGCCGAGCCTGGCAAGTACCACACCGATCGCACACCCTATGCCCGCGACGTGATGCGCTGCTTGTCACCGGTCCACCCAGCAAAGCGGGTGGTCACCATGATCGCCTCCCAGCTCATGAAGACGCAGGTAGCGTTGAACTGGATCGGCGGGTGCATCCACATGGCTCCGGCCAACATCCTGGTGCTGCTGCCCACTGAGAAGCTGAGCAAGCGCGTATCGGGCCGCATCGACAAAACGATAAAGGCAGTTCCGATCCTGACGGAGCGAGTGGCCAAATCCCGCTCTCGCGATGCGCGGAATACGCTCGACACCAAAGAGTTCGAGGGCGGTGCCCTGTACTGCCTCACAGCTGCATCCGCCTCCAACCTTGCTGAACTATCAGCCCGGTACATCCTGGGCGATGAGATCGACCGTTGGGAGCTGGACGTCGACAACGACGGTGATCCTGTAAAACAGGCTGAGGCTCGTGGTTCCACATTCGGCCGTCGTGCGAAGTTCTACTACTGTAGTTCTCCCACGCTGAAGGGCATCTCTCGCATCTCGGATCTGTTCGATCAGGGCGATCAGCGCCACTACTACGTGCCGTGTCCGCACTGCGGAACCATGCAGGTGCTGGAGTGGGAAGGTCTCAAATACACCGACAACTACCGGATGGTGCAGTACCAGTGTGTCACCCCTGGTTGCGCACTGATCGAAGAACACCATAAGGCAAAGATGCTGGCGGCGGGCGAGTGGCGCGCGCATGCCCCGGGCGATGGCGAGACAGTCAGCTTCACCCTGAGCGCACTGTATGCGCCTGCCGGGTGGTTGAGCTGGACGGACATGGCCAAGGAATTCGACGAAGCCAAGAAGTTGCAGGAGAAGGGCGACCCCGGCTCCATGCAAGTTTTCTACAACACCCGTCTTTCCAGGCTCTGGGACAGCGCCGAGGAAATTACCAAGGCAACTGAACTGCGCAAGCGTGCCGAGGCAGAAGGCCACCGGCTCGGCCTGGTGCCAGCGGGTGCGCTGATCCTAACAGCCGCAGTAGATACCCAGCATAACCGTCTCGAGCTGCTGGTTATGGGGTGGGGTGAAGGAATGGAACGCTGGACGGTGGATTTCCAGGTGATCCCTGGAGACCCAGCAGATGAGCGCACCTGGGCCTTGCTCGACGAGAAACTCAAGGGTCGATATCGCCATGTCAGCGGTGTGGATTTGTCCATCTGTGCCGTTTGCATCGACTCTGGTGGTCACCACACCGACGAGGTGTACCAATTCACCCGCCTGCGCCGCTGGCGAAATGTGCTGGCAGTGAAGGGATCCAGTCGGCGTGGTCGCCCCGTGGTGGCTCAGCGTCCTTCCAAGGTCGACGTTACGTCGCGCGGCCGTACAGAAAAGCATGGCGCCGAGCTTTGGATGATCGGCACCGACACGGCGAAGGACTGGATCTACAACCGCTACCACCTGGAAGAGGGGGCGGGTGCGCTGCATTTTTCGGCGGACTTGCCTGATGAGTTCTTCGACCAGTGCGTAGCGGAGCGCAAGGTAGTCCGCTTCGTGAAGGGCTTTAAGCGTATCGATTGGGTGAAGGCTAAGTCAGAGAGAAACGAAGGTCTCGACTTGATGGTTTACAACCTGGCTGCCGCCCAGTTCCTTGGGTTGCATCGATACCACGAACCCCAGTGGAGCAACCTGCGCGCGGCAGTAGGCCAAGGGAGCTTGTTTGGCGAGCGTGTTGCACCTGTCCCCAGTGCGGCAGACGACGAAGAGCCTTCCCAGGCTGAGCCGTCGCGCGCTGCTACGCCTGCTCCCCAGCCGGCGAAGACCGGCACCCGCCGCAGTTCCAGTAGCGGTTACCTGAAACGGCGTTGAGCCAAGACGAGGCCTGTATGACAACGGCACAAGAGCGTCTGGATAACGTCCGGGCGGAAATCGATGAAGTCCTGCGCAAAGGCCAGCGGCTTCGTAAGGGCGACCGTGAGGTGCAGCGCGCCGAGCTCGCGAGCCTGCGCATGCTGGAAGAACAGTATGCAAAACAGGCCGGCCGCGAGGCGGCCGCGAAGGACGGGCGACCGCGCATTACGCGGCTTTACCACGGGGGCAAAGGCATCTGATGAATCACATCCGAAACACCCCCAAGCGCATCCGCAACAGTTACGAAGGCGCCGGTACTGGCCGCCGGGCCAAAGGTTGGGACGCCCCAGACGCCGCACTCAACGCCGTCGCGATCCCTGCTCTGCCAGCCTTGCGTAAGCGTGCCAGAGCCGCGGTGCGCAATGATCCGTATGCGTTCAGCGCTATCTCCAAGCGCGTAACCAACATCATCGGAACCGGTATCGTGCCGCGCTCGCAATTGGCCGATGCTGCTCAGCGCTCAGCACTGCACCAATTGTGGGAGGACTGGGTAGACGAAGCTGATGCTGACGACCGCTCCGATTTTTACGGCCTACAGGCGCTGGTATGTCGCATGGTTGAGGAAGCTGGCGAGTGTTTTGTGCGCCTGCGTCTTCGTCGCCCCGAGGATGGCTTAGCGGTTCCCCTGCAGCTGCAATTGCTGCCGGCGGAGTTCGTGCCGTTGGACAAGAACTTCAAAACCCGAGCTGGCAACACTGTGCGCGCTGGCATTGAGTTCAACAGTATCGGCAAGCGGGTTGCGTACTGGATGTACCAAAGTAACCCCGGAGACGCGATCTCGGCCGGGTACCGCTTCAACACCCTGCACCGCGTTCCAGCCGACCAGGTGCTGCATATCTATGAAGTAGTCGATGCCGGTCAACTACGCGGCATTCCGCGCTTGGCTCCGGTGCTGCTGCGTCTGCGTTCATTGGACAACTATGACGATGCGGTGCTGTTCAGGCAGGAAGTCAGCAACCTGTTCGCCGGCTTCATCAAACGCCCAGCATCGGAAGGCCCACCAGCGTTAGACCCGATGACAGGGCAGCCGGTCCAGGCCGACCGTGACGGTTCGCCGCTAGTCGCCCTTGAGCCTGGCTCAATGCAGGAACTGCTCGATGGCGAGGAGGTTGAGTTCTCTGACCCGCCGGATGCAGGCAATACCTATATCGACTTTATGCGGCAGCAACTACAGGCCGCTGCGGTGGGTGTTGAGCTGCCCTATGAACTGTTGACCGGTGATATGGGCGACATCAGCGACCGAGTGTTGCGCGTGTTGCTCAACGACTTCCGGCGGCGCATCGAGCAGCTGCAGTTTGCTGTTTACGTTCACCAGCTGTGCAGGCCCATCCGTGCTGCCTGGATGGACGCAGCAGTGCTCTCGGGCGTTGTCAGTCTGCCGGACTACGCAGCCCGCCGCCGTGATTACCTGCGCACCCGCTGGGTTCCGCAAGGTTGGACCTACATTCATCCCGTTCAAGATCCACAGGGCAAGATTCTGGAAATCCGCGCAGGCCTCACTAGCCGTAGCGAACAAGTGCTGCGCACCGGCTATGACGCGGAGCTCATTGACCAGGAGAACGCCCAGGACAATCAGCGCGCCGAAAAGCTCGGCCTCAACTACTCCACTGACACCGCCGACCTGGCACCCGAAAAAGAGGATCAGAAATGAAACGAATTCCAAGTGCGCTGGCTTTAGCCTGCGCCATGGCGGGGATGGCGGCGTGCACCATCGATCATCCCCGCATCATGAACAAAATCGGCGCTCCGGAACTGCAAGCCGAGCACTGGTATAACATCCGCGCAGTCGGTGAGGCCGAACAGAAGACCATTGAAATCTACTTCTACGGCGAGATCGGATACTGGGGAATCACCTCCGGCGACTTTATCCGTGACCTCAAGTCTAAGGACGATGGCACGTCACCGGTGATGGTTTTCTTTGACAGCATCGGTGGCGATCTCTTCGACGGCATTGCTATCCACAACACTCTCAACGCGCTGGGTGAACGTTGCACTGCTCGGATTGTGGGTGCCTGCTTCAGCGCCGCCAGTGTTGCTGCTTGTGGTGCGCATCGTTTGGAAATGGCCGACAACGCACTGTTCATGATCCACAACCCCTGGACGTTTATAGCTGGTGGCAGCGATGAGCTTCGGAAAATGGCGGACATGATGGACAAGGCGCTGGATGGCATTGTTGTCAGCTATCAGCGCCGCCCTTTGACAATTGATGAAGCGGAGCTTCGGCGTCTCATCAATGAAGAGACCTGGCTGACACCAACCGAAGCAAAATCGATGGGCTTCGTGGACGAAGTACTTGAGGGTAGCCTTCCTCAGGTTAGTAACAGTGCCCACGGCAAAATCCTCAATCGTTACCGAAATACGCCTCAGGCGGCACTGGATCTGGTCAGCAACCAACCGTCTGACCCGGAACCCGAACCCGCCTCGATCCCCCCGACTGATCCTGATCCGGAACCAGCCCCTGACCTGGTAGCCCTGGCTGCCCAGCTAACTGCTGATTGCCAGGCCGCCGGTCTAGCCAACGTTGCTCATGTGCTCATCAACGCCTGCGGTTTGAAGAGTGTCGGCGCTGTCCAGGCGGCGGTGAAAAACGCCATTGCTGTTCGCGATATCTGCGTGGTGGCCAAGCACCCCGGCGAGGCCGAGCAGTTCATCAAAGACGGCCTGAATGCCGATCAGGCCCGAGCCAAGCTGTTCGACAAGCTGCTCGCCAATAGCAACAAGGTTGAGCTCAACAACCACCCGCCGTTGCCGGATGACCCGGCGCCGACGCTCAACGCAGTAACCCCCAAGGCTGTCTACGCCAGCCGCAAACCCAATGCCTCGAAAGGAGCGCATCAATGAGCATCAAAACAGAAGGCGTGCACGCCGGTGAATTCCTCCTTTCGGAGGCCAATGGCGAACGCAGCCGCGCAAATATCACCATCAGTGCAGGTTCCGGCATCCTCGCGGCCGGCACATTGCTGGCCATGCTGACTGCAGCTAACGCTCTGATCTCCACGGCGCAGGCCGGCAATACAGGCAACGGCACGGTTGGTTCGGCCAGCGTGACCACGGCTGCCATCACCGGCACTTACGTTCTGGAAATTACCAGTACGGCAGCCAACGGCGGCCAGTTCGAAGTGACCAACCCGGTAGGTGTTGTAGTGGGCGTGGGCACTGTCGGTACTGCATTCACCGGCGGCGGCATCAGCTTCACCCTGGCAGATGGCAGCACTGATTTCGCAGTGGGTGACGGCTTCAACCTGGCAGTCAAGGCCGGCCTCGGTGAGTACACCCCCTACGACGATGACGGCACCGACGATGGTCGTCGTACGGCCGGGGCCATCCTCTATGCGGGTGTCGACGCTACTGAGAACGACATTCTTGCCGCAGCCATCGTGCGTGATGCCGAAGTGATCGAGCGGCTACTCACAGGGCTGGATGCGCCCGGGAAGGCCGATTTGGCAGCGCTGGGTATCGTGGTACGCCCATAACCCTCAGAACCACCCCGACACCCTAAACCCCGCCTTTGCGGGGTTTGTCATTTCTAGGAGCCCATCATGGCCGAGATTTCCATTTTTGAAGACGAAGCGTTCGGCGTCGTTAACCTACTCACCGTCATCAACGAAGAACATGCGTTGCCGGGGCAGATCGCTAGTCTAGGTCTGTTCGAGGAGCAGGGCGTTGCCAGCACCACGGTGCAGATTGAGAAGGACGGCAACGTACTTGCTCTGGTGCCCGCCGCCCCGCGTGGTGGTACTGGCTTAGCTGTCATTGGGGACAAGCGTTCGTTGATCCCCTTCAACACCGTGCATCTGCCGCAGGTGTTCAAGATTCTCGCTGACGAAATTCAGGGTATCCGCGCGGTTGGTAGCACCACCGAACTGCAATCGGCCCAGGCAGTGGTTGCGCGTCGAGTCGAAAAGGCCCGCCGCCAGCTTGACCTCACTCACGAGTTCCAGCGAATCGGTGCAACCGGTGGCAAGGTGTTTGATGCTGACGGCGAGACGGTTCTGCTGGATATTTACCAGCGCTTCGGCCTCGCCCGTCCTGCGGTGTACTCCATGGGGCTGGGCGTCCCTGACACGGACGTCTCTGAAAAATGCGTCGCTGTTCTCGAGGCCCAGGAAGATGCCTTGGGTAATGTCACCAGCACCGGGGCTATTGCCCTGTGCGGTCGCACCTTCTGGTCGAAGTTGATCGCGCATAAAAACGTGCGCGAAGCCTACCTGGCCAGCGAAGCAGCAGCGCAGTTGCGTGGTGACCGTCGTGCATCGTTCAGCTTCGGTGGCATCCTCTGGATGCGCTCGCTTGGCCGCCATGCCGGCGAAGGCTTTATCGCGGATGACCGCGCGCGCGTCATCCCAGAGGGAGTGCCAGAGTTGTTCATCAGCGCGTTTGCGCCGGCGGATTACATGGAGACTGTCAACACTGAGGGGCTGCCGTATTACACCAAGTTGGAGCGCATGCCGTTCGACAAAGGCGTGATGGGCGAGGCTCAGTCCAACCCACTGCACCTGTGCACCCGTCCGCTGGCGGTGCGCGAGCTGAAGATCTGACGTGGCCGGCTTCGGCGCGCTTATAGACGACATGGACGCAATGCTCATGTCGTCACTCAACGATGGCCTTGCCGATTACCTCAACGCCTCCGGTGCTGTATTGGCCGGGGGTATTGAGGTGATGCTCGATAAGGATATTGAGCGCGTGGACATCGTCAGCGGCATGGTGGACCGGTCTGTGACCATCACGGTTCGTCGCCACCTGCTTCAGCCGCTGGATCGTCAGGGGGCGTTTCGCCTCGATCCGGCGGAGTGGGGCGCTGACGGTAAGACCTGGCACATCGACGGCATTGCCGAAGATGACGGCCACCTGATCACCTTCTACGTGAAGCCCTGACCATGCCTATCGATATGCAATCCGCCATCGTTGCGGAGCTGATGGCGCGCCTGGCTGCCGTGGATTCATTCGGCGGCATGGTGTTCGAGGACAGCGTGCTGCGCGTCATCGACTCCGCTGATGACAGCCTGCCGGACGACTTCATTGTCATCCAGCCAGGTACCACAGAGGAGGTGGAACGCCCAACGCCTGGCAGTGTTCGCGAGCGTGTGGTTTTGAACATCACGTGCATTACCAAGCGCCGCGACTTTGCTGCGCACCTGCGTGCGGCGCGGCTGGGCATCAAGGTCGCGCTGCCCGGTACCAAGGCAGGGCTTACCACTCAGGGCGTCCAGCTCGCTGCTTTTCAAACTGAAACCCCCATGCCGCCCGGCCAAGGCCGGAGCTGGGCCTGTCACGTGCTGCCTGTGCAGATCACCTACGTGCAACCCCTCAAGTGAGGACACCGCAATGCCCAAGATCACTATCACAGAGCCATTCAACTTCGCCTCGGGCGGGGTCGTGACTCACTACAAAAAAGGCCCTGGTCAGGATGTGCCTCAAGCTGTTGCTGAGCATGCCCTGAAGCACGGCTACACCCCGAAACCCACAGCCAAAGCTGAAGCGCCTGTCGCCCCGGCTGAAGCTGGCAAGTAACCCGCCCAGCCAGGAGAGCTCAAATGCCTCAAATCGACCGCTCGTTTATTGGCGAGGGCATTCCCTATGCCCGCGCCTACCAGTCTCAGGATGCTTTTCTTGATCTTGGTAACTGCGATGTCTTCAACATCAGCTTCACCAGCGACCGTAAAACGCTGCGCAATTTCCGTGGCGGTGGTGGCAACCGCAACGTGCGTGAGCAAGTCACCGATGTGGCGTCCACCATTGGCCTGTATGACCTGACAGCGACCAACCTGGCGCGCGTCACGCGCTCCACAGTCGTTCCGGTTGCAGCAGGTGTGATCACTGCTGAGCCGCGCACCTGTGAGGGTATTGAAGGCGAGCTGATTCCCTTCAAACACCTGCCTGACCTGACAGCGCCCATCACAGTAGTCACTGCCGCAGATGGGCCTTTGGTTGCCGGTACCGACTACCTGGTTACGCCGCATGGCATTTTGGTGACCGGCAGCGGTGCGATCACTTCTGCCGGTATCAAGGCCACCTACACCAAACTCAAGTCGAGTGCTGTGCAGATGCTCAATGGCAGTCAGGTGGAACTGGAAATCTACATTGCCGGCCTCAACGATGCCCAGAGTGGCGAGCCCTACAGCTTGCACCTGCGCCGCGTGAAATTCGGCATGCTGTCTGAGCTGCCGGTATTCGGGCAGGAATACTTGAAGCTGGAAGGCCCGGCCGAGCTGCTGGCTGATCCGCTGGTGCTGAGCAACGACATCTCCAAGTTCTGCGAGATGAACATCGTCGACAAAGCGGCGTAGTGCTGCGGGCCAGGGATGGCCCTATTCAGATTTTGCGAAGCGCTTGGTCATGTAGTCGAGCGCTTCTTGCTCACCAGGTGTGACGTTCTTTTGCGTACCGATGATGGTGCGAGTTGCAGCGATCAGTTTGCGCTTTACTGCATCGTCACCCAGTTTATTGATACGGCCGACCGCTACTTTAAAGCTGTGCAAGCCCAGTGTATCTGTGCGGTCCAGGGCGTCATTGGCTTGTGATTCCGTTATCCGCAAATCGTGCGTGAACACCTTGCATGCCGCTGCAATGACAGTGCGCTCAGCTGCTCTGACTTGGCCGTCGGCTCTGGCGATGTAGGCCAGGATGCCGAGCACTGGAAACTCTGGCTGCATCAGCCGCTCTAGTGTGTACCTGCTGGACTGCTGATACAGCGCATGTAGGTATGTGGGCAGGCTGTCCTTCTCGATAACTTCGCCTGTTGTGGTGTTGTAACACTCGCGAATGTCAAAAATACGGAAGCTCCGATATTGCCCACGAAGGTGGCAATGCCCGGAGATCGTGAAAGGGTCGAAGTCTGTTACCGAAACATCGCGGCGTGTTGATTCGTCAGTGCCACGCTGATAAATGATGTGCAGCTTGGCGATTACATCTGCTGAGTCTGGCATGCCCATTCCTTGGTTGGCGGTTTTAGCCTTGAGGTTGATCTTAGCTGCTCTCAGCAATTGGCTACCACCCGGTATCGGGCTCTGCGTTGCAATGGTAAATTCGTCCGCATTAATCAAGGGAGGGATACCTATGCAATGCCCAAAGTGTCTTCACGAGGCTGCTCAGGAAGATTTTGGTCAGCCACTGTGCTGCCCTAAGTGTGGTGTTTTTTATGCGAAGGCTCTGGCCGCTAAACAGCGGCGAGAGAATCCCGCTCCTGTTGACCCTGCCCCCATTCCTGGGCCGCGGAAAGGCGGTCATATGAAACTGGTTGCGGCCCTCGGCGCATTTCTTTTTGCAGGTTATGTTATTGCCGCACCCTACATTACTGTTTATCAAATACGACAAGCCGCCAAAGCCAGCGACGCTGATGCCTTGGAGCAGCACATAGATTTTCCAAGTGTGCGTGAAAGCCTTAAAGCCCAGATGAATGCCCATGTTATGGAAAGTGCTAAAACGGAGCTGGCCGACAACCCGTTCGCAGCGTTTGGCGTTGCCTTCGCGAGTGCGTTAGTTGACCGAATGGTTACGGCTTTTGTTACCCCAGCTGGGCTGGCTGAAATGATGAAGGGTAAGAAGCCTGCGATGGCGGGCAGCGCGGGCGAAGAAAAAGGCTCGGCTTCAGATACCCATGAGCGTGAGCCTTTTGAAGGTGCGGATATGGGTTATCAAGGACCCAACCGATTTGTCGTCACTGTGACAAATGCAAAAGGCGGCGACCCGGCCCGTTTTATTTTGAAGCGGTCTGGTATTTCTTGGCAGTTGTCAGATGTAAAACTGCCAATGTAGTTGACTGTTAAATTCTAAACCCGCTCCGGCGGGTTTTTTATTGCCCGGAGAAAACCGCGTGAGCATTAAAGACCGCCTGATTCAGTTCGTGCTGCGTGGCAAAGATGAGCTTTCACCCGAAGCCAAAAAGAGTGCAGAGGCGCTGGCTGCAGTAAGTGCAGAGGCCGAGGAGCTGGGCAAGGTTCTCGACTCAGCCAAGGATGCCCGCGGCTTGGCCCGTGGTTTGGAAACCACCCAGCGTGCTGCTGAGCGAGCCGAGAGCGGCCTTGTGCAGGCTGACCTGCAAATCAAAGAGCTGCGTGATGCGCTGAACAAATCGCCCGGCTCTGCGGGGTTGGAGCAGTCGCTGAAGGATGCCGAGCGGGAAGCTCGGAGAATGCAGCGCGGACTTGATGCCTTGCGCGTTAGCCTGGCTGATCAGGAGAAGGCTGCTCAAGCTGCCGGCATCGACACCAACAATCTGGCTGATGAAGAAAAGCGCCTGGCCGCCGAGGTCGACAAGGCGAAGGTTGCTCTGGACGCCAACAGCCAGCAGCTCAAGGAGCTGCAGCGTGAGCAGGCGTCAGCAGCCCGAGCTGCGGCAGAACACACCTCCCGCATCGATGCTGCCCGCGGTGCTATGTCCAGTGGTGCCAAGCAGGTGCTGGCGTTCGCTGCAGCCTACATTTCGCTGAGCGCCGCATTTGGCTTGGTGCAGAGTGGACTGAATTTAGTGCGTGACGGCATCTTCTCGATGCTGAAAACAGGTGATCAGTTCGAGCTGCTGGATAAGCGCATGGCCTCGCTGATGGGCAGCGTGGCGGGTGGTGAACAAGCAACTGCTTGGATCAAGAAGTTTGCCAAGGATACTCCGCTAGAGGTGGCGGACGTTGCCGAGGCGTTTGCGCTGCTGAAGACCTACGGGCTTGACCCGATGGACGGTAGCCTGCAGGCCATCGTCGATAAGAATGAACAGCTCGGCGGCGGTATGGAGCGCTTGCAGGGTATCGCCTCGGCGCTGGGCCAGGCCTACGCCAAACAGAAGTTGCAGACCGAGGAGATTCTGCAGCTGGTAGAGCGCGGCGTGCCCGTGTGGGGCATGCTGGAAAAGATCACCGGCAAGAACGCCGAGCAGTTGAGCAAGCTGGCCACTGAGGGGCGGCTTGGCCGTGATGTGATCAAGGCACTGGTGGCCGAGATCGGAAGAAGTGCCGATGGTGCTGCAGCAGACGGGATGAATACCCTGACCGGCAAGGTCAGCAACCTTAAGGATGTGTGGGCAGATTTTCAGACCCGGGTGGCCGAATCGGGTGCGCTGGATTTCGCCAAGAAGAAGCTAGGCGAACTCGCCACCACCATCGATGAAATGGACAAGGATGGGCGGCTGGATAAGCTGGCCGAGTCACTGAGTGAAGCGTTTATTCAGGGTGCTGAAAAGGCCGAAGAGTTCGCCAAAAAGCTGCTTGATGTCGACTTCGACAAGCTCACCGAAGACAGCACGCGCTGGCTAAATGAGTTTGGCTCCAAGCTTGATAATGCCGCGCGCGCGGTGACTCTTGTGACAGCACCTGTGAGGGTGTTGACCAACGTAGTAACCGGCGGTATTGCAGCCATCGGTGTTGCCTCTGGGGCATTGTTTGGCAGCTCATTCAAAGCGCTGGCTACGCTAGCCAGGCTTATCCCGGATGCGTTTGGCGGTGAAGTTGTAGTTGCAGGCCTTGAGCGTGCCAGTGAAACCGCATTTGGTTTGATGCGGACTATGGCCGTGCAGGTTGCCCAGGACGGGCGCGATATCGCTAGTACCTGGGATAGCGTTGCAGCAGCAGCCGAAGGCAGTGCCGCGCGCCAGTCTGCCGCCGCACGCCGCGCGGCGGATGAAACCCGCCAGGCGATGCAGCAGAACGGTGAGGATATTGCTTCGTTCTTCCGCCAGAACATAGCCACTCTGGAGCAGGCGCTTGCTGCAATAGCATTTTCTGAGACCACTCAGGATCTGGCTGAGATTGAAGCAGCATTGCTTAGTTCGGCGCTGGCAGGTGATGAGCTTGCATTGGCTATGACAGCTCTGGCGCAGAAGCGCGGCTTTGTTGATGTTGGACAAGCGATAGCCAGTACCGCTGAAACTGCTCAAATTGCATTGACTGACATGGCCAGCGCCCTGCAGTTAATCGATACCGCCAGCTCCGTCCAGCAGCTCGAAGGCCTGCGCGGTGCGCTGCTCAAAGCGTTTCAGGATGGGCGCATCACCCAGGAGCAGTACGCCCAGGCGACCGGCTTGCTCAATGGCAAGTTGGGTGAGCTGGGTGGCGCTGCGGATGATACGGGTGACGCGCTCTCAGGCCTGAGCGATGAGTTCGGCGACATGGCCAGCATCATGCGCGGCGTCAGCAGCGCTATGAATGAGGTCGATTTCAATCGGCTGCGCACCGGCATTCGCAAGGCCTACGGTGACGGCAAAATCAGTGCGGCTGAGTTCTCAAAGGCGCAGGCCGAGCTGAACAAGCGCGTTGCTGAACTAAAGCCTGCGGCGGATAAAGGGGCTCAGGCACTAGGGAGCCAGCGCAAGGCCATTGATGAAAACATGCAATCGGCGCGGCGCGGCATCGCAGATGTTGGTGATGCAGCTGAGGGCGCTTCAGGGGGCATAGATTTTTTCGGGGCGGTGCTGACTGCTGCTCGCACCCCGTTGGCCAACATGAGCAAGGCCGCTCTTGAGGCGTTTGATGCGCTGCGTGGTATCAAGAATACGGATATCTCATTGGATACCAGCAGCGCCGAGAAAACGGGTGAAGCCCTTGCCCGGGTGCGAGAGGAAGCGCTGGGCTTGCAGGCTGAACTCGGCCGGTCAGGCAGTCGTGCCAGCGGTTTCGGTATCTGGATGCGCGAAACGGCCCTGCGCAGCCGTGAGGTGCAGGCGGAGTTCTTGGCGCAGAAACTGCGGCTGCAGGAACTGACTGAGGGCTATAGCTCCGGTGCACTGTCTGCTGCTGATTTTGCTCGGGGTGCTCGTTCGGCAAAGAATGAGCTCACGCTGTTGGATGAGTCTGACCTCAGCAGTTTGGAATCATCTATCGAAAGCGCTGAGCAGCAGATGAAACAGCTGGGCGACTCAAGCCGCAGCACCCTCGAAAGCCTGCAGGATGAGCTGGACAAGCTTGAGGGGCGTGAAGCTGATGCGGAGCGCCGCCGTTTTGCAGCCCGCCAGCGCGAGCTTGAGGTGCAGCTGGATGCCGCGCAGGCTGCTGGTGATCGGAATGCCGTGGCCAATGCTCAGCGGTCCATCAGCGTGCTGCGGCAGATTGAGGCGGCCACCGCGCAGAAACGACAGCAGGATGAGCAACAGAAGCGTCTGACGCCGACTGCCCCGGCCGCGGCTGCCGCTGGCCCGCAAAAGGTTATCCGCCTGGAAACAACCCGTGGCAAAGCTGTGGAAGTGGCCGTGAATTCTGCTGCTGATGAAACCAACCTGCTCGGCATTCTTGAGGAAGCTGGAATGAGGACGCTTTGATGGCATTAACTCTGGACAGCATCGACCTGGCGGACAACCCCGACTTGGCCGGCGAGCAAATGGAGTGGATGGACGAATGGGAGTGGGACCCAGTAGAGCAGGTGCAGGATCGCAGCCTTACTGGCGCGATGATCTTTCAGGAAGGTCTGAAACTCTACGGGCGGCCAATCACCCTGAGCAGCAATGGCGGCGCGTGGTTCACGCTGGCCAAGGTGCGTGAGCTGGAAGCGAAGGCCGCGATACCTGCGGCAGTGATGCTACTCACGCTGCCGACAGGTGATCAGCACTACGTGACCTGGAATCGTGCTGCCGGCCCCGCCGTGCAGGCGCAGCCTTTGTTCCGCGAGGTTGCGCCGGCCGCAGATTGGCTGCACGAACTAACCCTGCGGCTGATCACGGTGGCGCCGCCTTCTGCACCGCCCGCCCCGTAACACACCCACCTTTTCTAGCCCGCCCCGTGCGGGCTTTTTTATGCCCGGAGATTGGCATGGCGATCAACCGCACTGATGTGAAATTGCTGAAGTCTCAGCGCCTGACTGATGAGGATGATGGGGGCGGTCGCGCTACTGGCGCGGCGGTGATCGATGGCGAGGTTAACAACCTGTTCCCCGATATCAGCCGGATGGACCGCACCACTGGCCGCATCAACCTGCGCAAGGTGTTTGCCGGCGTGATGACCAGCAACAGCGATGCCTACCTTGGTACGCATGGCATCGTGACGCAGCCGCCTGCAGATCAGCGCGTGAGCGTGCTGCTGTTCAATACCGGCAGCCAGACTGATGTGCGGGCCAATGCCCGCGATGCCATTGAAAGCTACGTGGCAGCGGCCTCGGCGGCGCAGTTTGATTTGCTGGGTACTCAGCTGGCAGGGCAGCGTGCGATTGCCTGCGTGCAGCGTGAGGATCGGCGCGTGCCTGAGGTGGGCGATGTGTTCCAGCTGGTGACCGCCTCCCATCAGCAGTACGTGCGGTTGTCTGGGGTTGAGTCGCGGCTTGAGCAATTCACCTTCGACTATGGCAACGGCAACTTTGTGAACTTCACCCTGCGCCGGCTCGATCTATCCATCACCGCGCCGCTGCTCAATGAGTTCCCTGGTGGTCAGCCCAGCCCTGCTGGCACCAGTTCCACTAGCCTGGATGGCAAGACAAAGGCCCGCGTGCTGAGCACGCAGATTGCCGATGCGGCGCGCTACTACGGGATCAGCCCATTGGCTGAGGCCGTGGCTCAGGGCGCGCTCAGCCTCAAGGTTAAATCGGTCTACAGCCAGTTGGTGCCGAGCACCACCAAGGAATCACCGCTGGTTGATGTGCTGGGTGGCTATCAGCGCCAGGTGTATATCGCCGCTGGTCCCGCGCGAAACATCAGCCTGACAGTAGCGGCCGGTGCCGTGGTGGGCGAGTCGCATACGTTCCTGGGTACTGGCTGCGCGCCGGGATCGCTGACGCTTACGTTCAACGGCGGCACCTATGCCGATGACAGCAAGGGCGGCTTGCGCTTTGTCAGTGGCAGCAACTGGATGAGCAGTGGCCGGGTGGATTACCAGACCGGTGAGCTGACGCTGATCCGCACTGGCAGTAGTTTGACCGGTAGTGGCAGCGCCACCTATAGCCCAGGTGCTGCGGCCACTGGTGAAACCATCACTGGTGAAATTGAGGTCACGCTGGGCAACCGTGGTTATGTGTACACGCTGAATCTGTCTAGCGCAGTGCCGCGCCCCGGCACCTTGTCTGTGAGCTTTATGGCGCTGGGCAAGTGGTATGAGCTGCGTGATACCGGCGACGGCCTGCTGGTGGGTGAGGGCGCGGGCACCGTGAGCTTTGCCACGGGCAGTGTGTCGCTGACCCTCAACGCGCTGCCTGATGTTGGCAGTGCGCTGATCTACAGCTACATCAGCGCGGCCGACAACGCCATTGTGCAGCGCGCGGGCGGCAGCGTGACGCCGGTACTTGAGGTGCGGCATACCCTGCCTGAGGGTGGTGTGCTGCCTGGCTCGGTGTCGATCAGCTTCACTGCCGGAACGCCTCGCACCCTGACCGACAACGGGCAGGGTGTACTGAGCGGAACGGGTGGCAGCGGCACCATTGCCTATGCAACCGGCGAGGTCGTGATGCTGCTGAGCGCCACCCCTGCCAGCGGCATTGTGTACAGCTATGAGGTGGGCACAACGCTGAGCAGCCCGATCAACGTGAGCAGTGATGGCAGCGGCATGGCCAGCTTCACGTTGCCGGGTGCACCATTCAAACCCGGCAGTGTGCGGGTGGATTGGCTGACTACACAGCGCCAGGCCGCGCCGGCTGTTAACTGGTCTGTAATCGAAAGCGGCAGCTCGCTGCCTGTTTACGATGGCCAGCGCGATATCGCCCAGGCCGCGAATGACAATGGCGCGGGCGGTTGGCAGGGTGGCCGGGTTGGCACCATCAACTACACCACCGGGGCCTGCACCCTGCAGGTGGCTCAGCTGTATGACTACAAAGAGCACACCTACACCCGTGTGCGTACCTCAGCGTTTGGCGCCACTGAGCCGGTGCTGGTCACCACCAATGTGCCGACCCGTGAACAGTTCGGTGGCACGCTGACAGTGACCGCGCAGGCGGCAAGCGTGAGTGCCACGCCGCAAACCAGCAGCCAGGCGCAGCCGCCGATTACGGTGAACCTGTTGCCGGGGGTGGCTGAGGCGATTGTGCCGGGCTCGTTGTTGTTCAGCTGGAACGGTTCGGTGTATTGCGACCGCTCGGGGATTCTGTACCGGGACGTGGCCACCAACACCAACGGTGGTGTGGCGGTGGGGACGGTCAACTATGCCGCCCGGACGGCCACCCTCAGCAGCTATGGCGGCAACGCCAGCGGGGCTGTGTCGGTGCTGGCCTGCCTCACGGCGGCCGTTGGGTTTAGCGTGACCTCGGTAACCTTCAGAACACCAGGTGCACCGCTGCGGGCCGGCAGTATGCAGCTCACTGTGGTACGTACGGATACTGCCGAAGTAGTCACGGCCTCGGCCGGGCTGAACGGGGATTTTGCCAGCGGCATCATCCATGGTCGTGTTGACGCGAGCACGGGCATTGCGCGGCTGGTGTTCACCTCTGACCCCGACGACGACACGGGCGCCAGTGATGTACCGGTGATCCCGCTGCTGCTGCGCTACAACGCCGTGGTGCAAACTCGCCTGCCGCTGGATGCTCGCCTGCTGGGGTTGGACCCGGTGCGCCTGCCATCTGATGGGCGTGTGCCGATCTACCGCGACGGCGATGTGATGGTGATTCACCACACCGCCGAAACCGCTGTGGCCAGCCCTGTGCCAGGTGGCACGGTGTCGCTTGCACGGCAGCAACAGCAGGACATCGAAGTGGTTGATGGCAGTGGTGTGGTGCTGCGTGCAGCCTCTTTCACCGCTGACCGCGTGTTGGGCACGGTGACCTGGGCAAACCCGCTGGTGATGCAGGATGAGGAAGGCAACCCGGTAGGCCTACCGCTGATCATTCGTGATCGTGTTGAGCACATGACGCTTTGCACCGAGGTGCAGATCACCGGATTGCTGGGCCTCAGCTCGCCGCTGCCGTGGGATTTGCCTGCCGATGAAACCCAGGTGTCCAGTGCTGTTGCCTGGGGTGACCTGCAGGCGCGGGTGCATAACTGGTTTACCCAGCAGACCTGGAGCCAGGGCGCGCCGAACTGGACGGATGCGCCAATCGGCAACACCACAACCGCGCAATACAACAGCCTGACCTACCCGCAGCTCATCACCAACGCGGGCGGTATCGATGGTCGCTGGGCGTTGGTGTTCACCAGCTCCACCGCTTTTCAGGTGGTTGAGGAAAAGCTTGGGGTTATCTCCACGGGCACCATCAGCAGCGACTGCTCGCCCGTAAACGCCCTGACCGGTGAGCCGTATTTCACCATCCGCTTTCAGGGTTGGGGCTCCGGCTGGGCGGCGGGTAATGCGGTGCGGTTCAACACCGACTCGGCCCTTGGGCCTATGTGGGTGATCCGCACGGTGATCAGCGGGCAGGGCACGGTGGATGATGACAAGTTCGAGTTGCAGATCAGGGGGGATGCAGACTGATGGCTACCGTCTATCACCGCGATGACAGTGGGGCGCCTACTTTTGCGTTCTCGACCAGCGGCACAAGCAGCGCGCACTTTGCTGCACTGAAGACGATCCTCAAGGCGTGCTTGGTGTCTGGCTACGGTAGCAAACCCGCTGCCGGCTGGGCACTGATCGCTGAGGGTGATCGGTTTCTGGTGCTGCGCAACGGGACCTCAAGCGGTTTTGTGTGCTTTACCTGGGTTGCTGCGACCTCGTATTTCATCATTCACCTTGCCGCGACATTCACGGGTATGTCCGGTGATGTGATGACGGGGGCTGGGCTTAAATCGGGAACGGATGCGGCGGGCAGTGCCAACCAGCACCGTATGTGGAACTCGGTTCTGGCGAACTCATCGGCCAATAGCACTTGGTATTTGGTGGCGGATAACAAGACTTTTTACTTCCAGGGGAGTGGAGGCTTCAGTCTGTTTGAGTATGCGGCCTCGGACTTTGGTGCGATGAACCCGCTTTATGTCGGAGAGGACAGCGCCGGCAATTTCATAGCCATGGGGGGGCAGAACACAAACGGCACTCAGCCTCGGGCCTACTTTGGGCCTGAGGGAGTAACGGTACTGCGTAACCCCGCAACCGGATTGCTGGTTGATACCGGGTCGATTGTTGTTGTGGCACCTGGCCTTCGCTTGACTACCAACGCCAATACCGGCGTTGCCTCGCTCGGGGCTGCGCACATCATTCCGCTTCTTGAAGCACCTTTGTGCCCTGTTAGATGGGGAGCGTCGGTGCTGGCTGGGCGGTTGCGTGGCCAGGCGCTTTGCCCTTTGGTGTCGATGTATTTCCCTTCGCCAGCGGCTCAGAGCCTGGGGCATGTTGGGCCGCTGAACTCTCGAAACCTGAACACGCCCCTGCCGCTAGGCGGTGCGTACACGTATTTCATGGGCGTCGCTTTTGACGGCTCACCCACGCGAATCGTGACAAACAACCCGGAGTTCTGGTGATGGCGACAGCATCGGTTGCGTTGGTTTTGGCGCTGCCTGTTGTCGTGCCCCCGCGTGCAACGCTGAAGTTTCGAGTATTGCGCGAGGGGGTAGTGACGCCAGGGGTTAAGACGCTGTTTCTGTATCGCGGGTGGGGTTCGGTAGCCACGTTGGCGATGGTGTTCCAAACGCTCGATGGCGAATGGACCCGTGCCGAGCAATTCGACCTGGCCACGTTGCTGGCACAGGGCGAATGGTTGGTGGCCGGTGAGGATCTGGCAGCGCCACGCAGAACGCGGGCCACTTACCTGGCGTTCACCGAATCAGCAGAACTGACCTTTGACATCACCTCTGGCGAGGGCGGGGTAGTCGGTGAGCCGGCTACCCTGGCCGCGCAGGTACGGGTGGATCAGCAGCCTGCAGGGCGTGAGGTGGTTGTGATTGAGCGGCCACTGGATGGCCAGTGGCGTGTGGCCGGGTACGGCCTGACTGTTGATGGTGAGGCTGAGCTGGAGCTGCGAGTCGCGGGTGGGCTGTGCTATGCCGTGGCGGTGGATGATTGGGGTGTGCTGTATAGCCCGACCTTAGCCGTTACCGTTGGGCAAACAATCCGGCCAACGCTGTTCACCGGCTGGCTGTACCGAGTCACTGAAGCCGGCACCCTGCCGGCTACTGAGCCTGAGTGGTGGCCAGCCGATGGCGATAACGCGGCGCGCCTGATCGGCACTGCCCGCGCCATTGCAGTTCGCTACTACGCACCCATTGGCCATGGGCCTGTGCCTGTTGAGGTGATTTGATGCTGACAATGCGAGTAGGGGGCAGCTGGTCTAAAGCGCGCCCAGCCTCGGCGCGGCCGGCTGCTTTGCCTTGGGACGGCACCACGGCGCTGGTGGTAGAGGCTCAGGCAGCCTGGCGGCGCGCAGTGGGGCATGACCTTGAGGCTGCAGCTGGTTGGAGTGCGGTGCCGTCCAGGGATCGGGCAAGCGTTCAGGGGTGGGGCCAGGCCGGCGCAGCTGACTGTGAGCAGCTGGCTGGCCTGTGGGGCGCGGTGCCGGCGAAGGATTGCGGGGTGGTGGGGCGTTGGGATCACACCATCAGGCCGCGTGATGTGCGCTTGCGGCTGATCTACAACCCGATGCCGGCGCGTAAGGATGTACAGGTGGGCTGCCCCAGTCGGCGGGTCGACGATTATGGGCCACGGCGTAATGCAGCAGCGGCAGTGCAGGCCAGCTTGTATGTGCCTGGGCCTGGCCCGCTGGCATTCAACTTTGGTGGGCGGCCGTACTTCCCGCCCACCTCGCCGTTGGTGTTCTTCAGCTTTCAGTACATGCCTCCAGCGCCGCGTATTCAGCCGGTTGATAGTTCCAGCCGGGTGCGTTGGCAAGATGCACGCCGACTGAACGCTCAGGCGCGGTTGCCGTGGGGCAGGGCGCGGGTGCTCGATGGCCCGCTGACCGGCATTGAATATGTGGACTACCCCGGCCCGGTCAAGCCGCTGCCTGAGCCGCCTACCGATCCAACCATTCTGGATACCTACATGATTGCCAACACCGTCAACCTGGTGGTGCTGCCATCGCGCACGCCCATTGAAGCGAAAAATGTGCGCATTGGCCTGGATGCCGACAGCTTCAGTTGGAAGTTCAGCGCCGACATTTTCACCAAGGCCGCGCTCGACCTGGTGGCACCTGGTGAGGATGGTGCAAAAGAGATCGAGCTGGATATCAACGGCTGGACGTGGGTGCTGTTGGTGGAAGGTTACAGCCGGCAACTCAAGTTTCCGACCGAGGCCTACAGCATCAAGGGCGCTACGCGCACTCAACTGCTCGCTTCGCCTTACGCGCCATTGCGCACGGGGCTTAACGCTGCGCCGATCACCGCGCGGCAGGCGGCGACGGAGCAGCTGCTGTTCACTGGCTTCAGCATTGTTTGGGACGCAGAGACTGTAGGGCCGGCTGATTGGACGTTCCCGGCCGGTGCGCTCAGCTATCAGAGCCAAACGGCTATGCAGGTGATCGCCCGTATTGCTGAAACGGTTGGCGCGGTGGTGCGGCCGGCGCGTGCTGCTGATGAGCTTGAGGTGCGGCCGCGCTACCCGGTGCCGCCATGGGAGTGGGGGCAGATCGATGCGCCGATTGATCGCATTATCCCGCCTGCAATGATGACCGCCCTCGGCGGGGAGTGGACGCCGCAGCCGGCCTGGAACGCCTGCTATGTGTCGGGCACCAGCCACGGTGTATCCATGCTTGTGCGTCGCGCTGGTACGGCGGGTGATAACCCCGCACCGGATGTGTTCGATGACTGGATCACCGGGCAGGAAGCCAACCGAGCGCGCGGCGTGCATGAGCTGAGCAAGGGCGGGAATATCGAGATTGTTGGCGTCTCAATCCCGCTGTTCCCGTTTGCGGATGACCACGGCGTTGGCTTGGTGCTGCCTGCCCAGCTCTGTCGGGTGCCAGAGGAAAGCGGCGCGTGGGTTGGGCTGTGCCTGGCCGTGGACATAGCCGCTGAGGGCACTGGCGCGAGCCGTGTGCAGCAGCAGCTCCGGTTAGAGAGGCACTTTTAATGGCGACGGTTAACCCTTGGAAGCGCTTTATCGGCCTGCTGCCAGGCGGCGTGCGCACGGTGGCCACCGTCATCAGCATCAACCCAACCGCTGGCATCAGTGAGGTGGAGCTGCGCACCGGCACGCGGGTGACGGTGCGGGGTGTTGATGTGCCTGTGAGCGGCAAGGCTTACATCGCCGATGGGGTGATCACCGGGCCGGCGCCAAGCCTGCCGCACTATGACGTGGATGTTTAAAACCGCATCTAGCTCGGCTCGCGAGTTAGCAGCTCCGTTCTGAGGATGTTGATATCGCGTGGCGCGTCGATGTCGATCCATGCCTTGCCAGGTATGGCGTTGTTGATGCGAATGGTGATGCCCTCTGCCAGTTGTTCAGCCAGGTCGGTTGGGTCGAGACCTGGTGCAGGGAACAACACGAACTCTTCGCCTATACGGCGGGAAATAATCAGTCCCATAAATAGCTTCCTTGCGTAATTGGTGAGCCGCGACCTGCGGCTTTTCAAGCCTAGACCATGCCTGCTTAGTGCGGGCTTTTTGTTGCCTGGCTGTTCTCTAAACCAGGGAGTACAGCCGTTCGGCTTCAAGCCTCAAGCGGGCAGATATCTCCCTGATCTCGTTATAGACCGCCAGCCGTTCCTCGGCCGTGAGTGGTTCACCGGCTAGGTCTGCGGGCGTCAGCTCAAAGTCGACCAGCGCCTCTGCTGCAAAACGGTTTGCCAGTGCCTTTGCCAGCACCTTGCTGGGGAATTTGCTGCGCATAACTACCTCGATCAAACGCCAGCACTATGCCGGCTCACTATGTGGAGACCCCATGGACATCACAGAACAACAATTGCTCCACATCATGCCAAACGCCCGCCGATCAGCGGGCGTTTTTGTACCTGCAATCAACGCAGCCGCCAAGCGCTGGCAGATTAATACCCCGCTGCGCATGGCCGCATTCCTGGCGCAGGTTGGACATGAGTCCGGCCAGCTGCAGTGGACGCGCGAGCTGGGCAACAACGCTTACCTGGCCAAGTATGACACCGGGCCACTGGCCGAGCGCCTGGGCAACACGCCCGAGGCGGATGGTGATGGCCAGTTGTATCGCGGGCGTGGGCTGATCCAGATCACCGGCCGCTTCAACTATCTCAAATGCAGCCTGGCCCTGTTCAGCGATGAGCGCCTGCTGCGTGAGCCGCAGCTGTTGGAACAGCCGGAGTGGGCGGCGCAATCGGCTGGCTGGTTCTGGTGGATCAAGGAACTGAACACCCTGGCTGATCAGGGCCGGTTCACTGATATCACCCGCAAGATCAACGGCGGCCAGAACGGCGCAGCAGATCGCCGCGAGCTGTGGCTGCGGGCAAGCAAGGTGCTGGTATGAGCATCGTTGATCTGATTCCCGGTTCACCGCGCACCTGGTTGCTGGGCGCATTTTTGGTTGTGGTGTTCGGCGCCGGCTGGGCTGCCAACGGCTGGCGGCTGGGTAAACAACTGGCGATGGCTGAGAAAACCCATAGCGACACCTTGGGCGAAATCGCCCGCGCGGCTGCTCACCAGGTGCGCGCACAAATGGATGCCCGCGTGCTGCTCGAGCAGCAGCTGGCTGAACTTGACTCAACCCAACACAAGGAACTGACAGATGCACAAGCTGAAAACGAAAGGCTGCGCCGGCTTTATTCTGGCGCTGATGCTGAGCGCAAGCGGCTGCGCATCGAAGTCCGAGTTGCCGAAGCTGACCGAGTCGTGTCCGCCACCCCCGGCGCCGGCAGCGTGGGCGATGGAGCCCGCGTCGAACTCAGTGAGCGAGCTGGATCAGCTGTTTGGGATATCCGCGCCGGAATGATCCGCGATCAGAAGAAACTCGAGTACCTGCAAGGCTACGTCCGGACGCTGACCGGCCAGACCGCTACAACCCCGTAATCCCTCCGTAAGAAAAGAGCGACCCGCCCAGGTGTTACAGCACCCGGGCAGGCCACTCGACCCGCAGCCATTCCTGCAAGCCAAGCCAAGGCTCTCACTCCGTGCACGAAGCGGGGGAGAGCCTAGCACCTGTTTATTTATACAGTAAAGGTTTGCATTCTATGACCAGTCCTATCATCCCTTGGATGGGTGGCAAACGCCGCCTAGCCGACCGCCTTATCCCGCTGTTCCCTCCCCACGAATGCTACGTCGAAGTCTTTGCCGGCGGTGCTGCGCTGTTCTTCCTGCGGCCGCAGCCTGCGCCAGTGGAAGTGTTGAACGATATCAACGGCGACTTGGTGTCGCTGTATCGGGTGGTGCAGAACCACGTCGAGGAGTTCGTGCGGCAGTTCAAGTGGGCGCTATCCAGTCGGCAGCTCTTCGAGTGGCAGAAGATCACGCGCCCGGAAACCCTTACCGACATCCAGCGCGCCGCACGTTTCTTCTACCTGCAGCACCATGCCTTCGGCGGCAAGGTCAGCGGGCAAACCTTCGGTACCGCGACGACAGGCCCGGCACCGAACATCATGCGCATCGAGGAGAACCTGTCTGCGGCCTGGCAGCGCCTGGCCGGTGTGTACGTGGAGAACCTGCCCTGGCTTGAATGCGCTGAGCGCTACGACCGCGCCCACACCTTTCACTACATGGATCCGCCGTACTGGCAGACCGCAGGCTATGGCGTCGACTTCCCCTATGAAAACTACGAACGCATGGCCGACTTTATGCGGCGCTGCAAAGGCAAGGTGATGGTCAGCATCAACGACCACCCCGATATCCGCCGGGCGTTCGATGGCTTCCATATGGAGCAGCTCGATATCCGCTACAGCTGCACCAACCAGCGCCAGGGCGTGGCTGAAACCACGGGCGAGCTGGTGATTATGAACTGGGTGCCGGCCTCGCTCGGTGGTCTGTTTGATGGCGTCTGATTCGCTTGCTATGCCTCGGCACCAGAGCGTTACTGGTGCCAACGGAAACCACAAAGGAAACAACAATGAACCTGCTCGAGCACCTCCAGCCCCTGCCCACCGAACTGCTGAACGCCATGGCGAAAGGGGAGGTGGATACCCAGGCCATTGCCGCGCAGCTGATGGCAAGTCGCGGGCTGGATCGGGAAGGGAAATGGGTGGGGTTTGAAAAGGCGAAAGAGGCGTGGAGGGTATAGCCGCTTTGTTTGGGCCGCCGCCCGATTCAATAAAAGGGCGGCGGATCAATCAATGGCATATCAGTCTAAGGTAAATGCGATGGCGTGTTCTGCTTGCTGTATCGAAGGCGCCGGCATAGCCATGCGTAAGCTCTCACGGTATTGCTCTGCAGATGCTTCATGAATGACCTCAACCGCAGCGTCATAGTTTTCGCGGATCACAGTCTCAATTTCAGCAATATCTGCTCTGAAGAACTCTTTGCGGCCGTTTACCTTGTTAAGGCGGCCAGCGGCGAAGCGCTCATGCAGCTTTGCTTCGAGGGCTGGAGCGTTATCTGAAAAGACCATAGCGTGAACATCAAACCAGAACGGTACTGATGCATCCCCTAGTTCGTCGACGCGCTCCATGGGCTCTAGACGCCGGGTCATACCGATTTTGTAAACGCCTTCGCCAAAAGCGCCCACGTTCGAGATCACGTAAACGTAACCGGCTTTGGCATTCTGCTCGCGATAGTCAATAAGCTTCTCTTCACTCTCAAGCTCAGCTTTGCCAGCTTCTACTTCAGCGACTTTCGCTAATAGTGTTGCGCGTTCTTCTTCATCGGTGGCTTTATCGAGTCGTATTTGAAGGTCTTTGAGCGCGTTAGTGAAGTGCTTGCGCTCTTTGGCGATTTTTTCTCGGGCGGCACGGATTTCCTGCTCTAGCTTTTGCTGCTCGCGCAGCTCTTCACGAACACGCTTAGCTTCCTCCTTCTCTTCCTGCTTTTTGATCTGGAACTCATGTGAAAGGTGTAGCTCATCAAGCTTGAGCTTTAGGTACTTGCTCGACAGCTCAACTGTCATCACCCGGCCAAGGCGGTTGCAGGTTTCGAAGGATTTGAGGATTCGCTTCTCGCCCAGCTCAATGTTGTCGAACTTCACGTTATCAACGCAGTAGTCGGCTTCGTTGTTGAAAGAGCGGATGACCAGCTTGATCATGTCATTAACGAGTTTGCGACCTTCAGCCTTGCTCCCGTTAACCTCCCAGCCCATGTTCCCCGTGGCAGCATCCCCGTTTTTGATCATTGCTTTTTGTTGTTCGCGTACTGCAGCCAGGCGGGCCTTGTAGTCACTGCTTGAGCTCATTTTGAACTTGGGTTCGTAGAGCGCAAAGCTTTCTAGAAGTATCGACTCTTCCAGAACTAGTATCTGGTCAAGCAGCTGGTTGGATCGCTGGGCGAGTTCAGCGATGTTGTTCTCCGCGTTCTTCGCAGTTGAGCGTAGGGTCTGCAGCCTTTGGTTCTCGCGTTCGATTTCGTGTTGGATCTGCAGCGCGTCCATGGCGCCAAACTTATGCGCAAGTGCTTTGACTTGATCGAGCTCGCCTTGAAGTTTAGTCAGCTGCTGTTCAAGTTGTTCAGCGCGCTGCCTGTGAGCTGGTCCTTTGAAGTAATCACTCAGGCTCATCCTTTCTCTCCTTGTTCCTGTACCAATCACTAGTGGCTTGAACCATCCCTGAGTCTGGGTGGTAGGCATGGCTGCACGCACTCTATCACCGGTGCTTGTTGTTGGCTGATGGGTGACGCTTCACATGGCGATAAAATAACTGTATAAAAATACAGTATTTTAAAAGAGCATCCCTCAATGGCCACTGCAATATTCCTGGGCCCCATGGGCAGTTCAGCTATCGAGCTGCCCTTTTTTTCCTTTCGCATTCCGGCTGGCTTCCCAAGCCCGGCGCAGGACCATCTTGAGCACAAGCTTTCTCTGGATGAACTGTTGGATATCGATGCGCCGCACACCTACCTGGTGCGGGTGCTCGGCGACAGCATGACCGGCGTGGGCATCTTTGAGGATGACATCCTCATTGTCAGCAAGGCGCTACCGGTGCAGCACGGCGATATTGTCGTGGCTGAGCTGAACGGCGAAACCTTCGTCAAACGCCTCTCTCGCCAGGGACAGCAATATGTGCTGTGCTCCGAGAACGCCAAGTACCCGCCACGCTATGTGCTCGAAGGCGATGAGCTGCTGATCTGGGGTGTTGTGACTGACAGCCTGCGGCGGCACCGGAACCATGCATGAGCCAGCCATAGCCCTGATCGACTGCAACAGCTTCTACGCCAGTTGCGAGCGCGTCTTCAGGCCTGACCTAAAGCGCACGCCAATCGTGGTGCTGAGCAACAATGACGGCTGTGTGATCGCTCGTTCTGCCGATGCCAAGCCCTACGTGAAGATGGGTGCCCCTTGGTTCGAGATCAAGAATGAGGTTCGCCGCTGGGGCATCGTGCCGTTCTCCAGTAACTACGCGCTGTATGGTGATATCAGCGAGCGCGTGATGACCGTGATTGAAAGCCTGGTGCCCGCGCTTGAGGTGTACAGCATCGATGAGGCCTTTGCAGACCTCACAGGCATGCAGGGATCGCTGGAAGCCATTGGCCGCGATATCCGCGCGCAAGTGCTGCAGCGCACAGGCATACCCACCGGTGTTGGTATCGCCACCACCAAGACGCTGGCCAAGCTGGCGAACTATGCCGCGAAGAAGTGGCAGCAGCAGACCGGTGGTGTGGTTGATATCCGCGATCCGGTGCGCCGCGACAAGCTCTTGAAGGTGACTCCGGTTGAAGAGGTGTGGGGCGTTGGGCGGCGAATGAATGCGCACCTGCAGGGCATGAATATCAAAACGGCCTGGGAGTTATCGCAGGCCGATCCCTGGACCCTGCGCAAGCAATTCAGCGTGGTTATAGAGAAAACGGCCAGAGAACTGCGCGGTACGTCGTGCCTGGCACTGGAGGAGGCCGCGCCGCCAAAGCAGGAAATCTGCTGCAGTCGGGCCTTTGGTAAGCGCCTGCGCGAGATCGGGCCAATCCGTGAGGCAGTTGCCACCTATGCTGCGCGGGCCTGCGAGAAGCTGCGCGTGCAGCATTCACTGACCAAACGGGTAAGGGTCAGCATCAGAACCGGCATGTTCAACCCGGACGAGGTGAAGTACGCCAAGGGCATTATCTGCGAGCTGCCATACCCCACGGACGACACGCGGCTGATTACCCGGGCAGCGGTGACGGCGCTTGATCACCTGTACAGGGACGGCTTCGCCTACGCTAAAGCTGAAATCCTGCTGATGGATCTGCGCAAGCGGGGCGAGTTCACCGATGACCTGTTTGCCGAGACTCAGCCCGCGATCACTGAGCGGGTTATGGATGTGCTCGATGAGATCAATGCCAAGTGGGGAAGGGGCACGCTACGCCCGGGCCGGGTTCCGGTAGCGCCTGAGTGGGGGATGAGGCGCGAGATGATGAGCCCGAGCTATACCACCAGGTGGGATCAGCTGTGGACGGTGAGGGCGGTGTAG